AGAAGATTGACGCCGCTGTTCCGAAGCTGAAATTGTCCAGCATCTTCCAAAAGGCAGTGACCGTAGAGCTGTACCGGATGGAAGAGCGTGCACGGCTTCTGCGGGACATGGCCGATTTGAGCAGCGTGATAGCACGCTTGAAGGAGGAACGGTCGGCTGATCTCATGGTGGCACCAGAAGGCGCATACAAGGAAGGAGAGCGCTTTGTGCTGTGTTCCAGCTACAAGGAAATAAAGGCCGCCTTGGCGGCGGCGCAGAACCTTGAGGAGTGGGATCCCGAAGCAGACAATGTTCTTGGGAGCTACTTCCAGAGCTTGAAGGATCAGGGCAAGTATACGTCGAAACCTAAAGGGCGTGTGCATTCTGCGTTATGGAAAAACTGGCTCACCTGGGTCACAAACTGGCATAGGGGAGTTACAGACATGTGGGGACAGATCGAGCAAATGCTCGATTGAAAAATCACGCAAAACGTGTTATAAGCTAATGCAATGGCGGTCCGGGAGAGCCTGATGGCAAGGGTATCAAACCGAATCAACGAGTGGGAAGGTAGCGACATAGAGTATCTAAACGAGAAATATGGAGGCAAGCCCGCTCACGTCTATTGCACGAACGGTGGCCGGCTAGATGGCATCGTTCATTTTGCGCCGGACGGGTGGCTGGAAATCGAGAACAGGAGTCAGGGCCGCACGGCTCGTGTGAACCCTGACTTTACTGTTTCAATCGCTTTCCAGGACGACCTGAGCTGACGCGCCATGCAGTCTAAGACTGCGCGGGTAACCCGCGCAAAAAGCTGTTGCCGAAAAGCTACTCGTTCTTGTCTCGAAAAACTCTGGCGCGTTTTTCAAGACAAGAACCCTACGCATTTCGGCATTCACATGGCAAAACTGATCTCTCCCAACAGGGGGCAGGGTAACCCTGCCGAAAATAAAACTGTAGGTCATCCGTGCCGGATGACTTACAGCTCCAGCCGACGAAGCGCTTTTCAGAGATCACATCTTAGTTCTTTCTCCTGTATAAGGGGACGGGGTAACCCCGCCGAAACGAAAGCACCAGGTCCGTAGACGGACCTGGAGTGGACAACTGGGACATCCGGATGTCAGGACATTCAGAAAGAACTTTTACTGCTGTTTTCCCTACAAGGGGCAGGGTAACCCTGCTGAAAACAAATCGCGCCCTTCGTTCCTCGGGCGCGCAGGAGCTCGCCGACGCACGCGTGATCCTGGCAGCCCTGAAGAGATGTGCTTTCAAAACAGCAGAGAGGGGGTGACATTAGTCGCCCCCTCTTTTTTAGCTATACGGTGAAGCGCATGTCGGCAACAAGCACGCGGCATGCCAGCCAGCCGAACACCATGCTGTGCAGGGAATCGTCCGGGGCGTCAGGCTTGTGCCGCCATACGCGCTGCCCATGCCCGTGGTCCTCTCCTATTATCACCTGCTTCACATTGAGCATGTCGGAAGCAAAAGGCTTGAATTCTTCCCAGCGGAAAGCCTTGACGCGCCCCTTTATCCAGTCTCCGAAAAAGTCGTCGATCATGGTCGTGCGGTTCACGGTGTAGCGCTGGGCGCGCTCATCCCATGTGCAGGGAGCGGCTGCAGCTGTGTACATAACCGGCACAATGCGCGTGCTTATCGGGGTTATCTCGCGCAGCTGGCTCATGGCGAAGTTTCCTCCGCCGTGGTCGCCAAAGCACATGTTTACGTGAAACTGCGCCAGCAGCCTGGCAATGTCCTTAACGTGCGCGGTAGGTTCGCCGTTGTCATATATTTTAGCATATATGATTGTGAAATCATTGGCGTTAACCGCATAAATAGTAAGCACTGTCCTGGACAGGCCGCTCATTCCTCCGCCGCCCCAGTCTATCCCAGCCGCAATAAACCGTGCGCCGCCGTTGTTTATTGGGGCGAGGTGGTCCAGCTTCGGCAGGCTGTCTATGCAGTTCTTGCGCAGCAGCTCTTCCGTGATGGGCGATTCGCCTTCACCGTTGGGCAGCCCCATCACTTCGTTGTCAAACTTGATGTCCGGGTACGTCTCCAGCTTTGACAGCAGGTTTTCCCACTTCATCTCGTTGCAGCAGTGCATAGGCATTATTATCTGCGGTATCCAGTAGCCGTCGGCGTACGGTTCCTTTCCGTCGGCAGGCTTGCGCATGGCGTGCCACCGGCCCTCGTACGTGTTCAAGGGCTTTCCGCACTTCTTGCAGATAAGGCCGTGCTTGCCGATGCATTTCTTGTCCGGGATGTTCCACATTCCGCAGCCGCTGCACCGTATTACCCACGCCTTCTGCGACGACATTCCCCAGATGTATTCCAGCGGCGTTATCTCGCTTTTCGATGTTCCGGCATAGACAAACTTCGGGTCGCGCGCTGCGGAAAGGCATTCCTCGGCGTCGATCATGGCCGAGTACAGCATGTCCTGCACTTCGTCCAGGTACATGCGGTTGCCGGACTTGCCGCGTATGCGGTCCGCGTCCTCGGAAAAATAGGACATGAATATTTCCGAGTAGTTGGAGAGTATTTTGTTGTATACGTTGTCAATGACGCCCTTGCCCAGCATGAGGTTCTGATAGACGTTCGGGCTTTGCAGCAGGAAGGCGCGCAGCTTTGAGTTGGAGAACGCCGCCGTCTGCGTAGCAGAGGCGTTGCAGTATATGCTTATGGTGTACGGCTTGATTGCCGCATTGACAACCATGTCGCCTGCGAGGGTTACCGTTTTGGACACCTGTCGTCCTGCGCGCATGATGCGCCGCCTTGCAGACGAATTGTATATGTCCGTGAACATTGGATAATCTTTAAGCGAGTACGGCTCACCAAAAAGCGTGAGCAGCGTTTGCGCTACGTCTGAAACCTTTTGCGAAGTCTGTATCTTTTCCATGCCTGAATATTGCCGAGGCGCCACCCGCCTTTTCAGTTTTAAGGTGAACTTTTGTTATAAGCTTGCGCAAACTTAAAAGCACATGGAGGTGCATATGGAGTTTGATTTCAGCGCACTGCTGCGCGAGGGGTACACCATCGTGGTGGATCCCCACATTTATCAGGTGGTTGGCGGTGAGAGGGTTCCTGCCGTGAAGGTGACTTTGTTTAACGAGGATACCGGCTATTGCCACGTCGGCCGCGGAAGAGACTTCTTCACGGCGTACACGGAGGCGATGGACGATGTCCGTAACCTGCTGTTCAACGCAGATAAGGATGAAGAGGATGACGAACAGGTATAGGTTTAAGATTGTTCGCGATGACGAGCCGGCGAATCCGCGGTCGGTCAAGCATGCATGGACCTTCGTGACAACGTGTCTGGACACGGAGAAGAACTGCAAGCGCGACGATCCGTTGCCGGACGGCAAGGGCATGTTCATGGAGCCGCTTTACCTGTACAGGCACAGCGGCGACGTGATTTCCCGTAAACCCTTTAACGACCCGTGGGACAGCGGGCTTGTCGGCTACGCGATATGCCCGATGACAAGGTTTCCCGATGCGGAGTCGGCCACGCAGGAATTGGATTCCGAGATTGAGGTGTATAATCAATACCTTTCCGGCGATACGTGGGGGTATGTGATTGAAGACGCCATCACGGATGACGTTGTGGATTCCTGCTGGAGCTTCTATGGAGAGGATGCCGCCGTGGAAGAGGCGGAGGCCGCCGTTGAATTGCTTGAAAACGAGTTCAATAAAACCATGAACTCAAACCATGAGGAGTAATCTATATGCCTATCATCGAATCTTATGATGACGCCTACAAGGCCATCGCGGAAATGGAAGACAACTACGACGCCAACCTCCAGGAAGCATGGGAAACCATGGATGAATACTTCAGCGGAGAAGAGGCATGGTAAGGAAAAGCCGCCTGTTTAACGCGGAGTTCGAGCGCAAGGCTCCTCTTGTGGACTTCGATACGAGGAAGTTCATGGAGGCAGTTGTCAAGGAAGTCGCCGAAGCCGTAATGTCCGAATACAAGGATCTCGTGGCTGGCGACGGCACGTTCCTAGACGTGGTATCCGGAATTCCCGGCTCAGGGTACAGGCCATACACGGACGGAGGCTGCGAGGTGGTGATTATCGCGCCGCTCTCATACGCCTACGACAACGACAAGGCGCCCGTTGAGATCCAGCGCTTGCTCGAAGTACAGATGGAGGCCTGCGACTCTGACTTCTACGACATGTATGGGTACCGCCCGTGCAACATTGACGACGAGGTCGGCGTAGCCCGCTATGAAGAGTTTGTGCGGGACTGGCGGGAAAGAGGGGACACCTGTTACTTCTTCAAGGTGCGCTGCACCCAGAAGGATGGCAAGGTGCGTTTCCTGTCCTGCCTGAACACGGACTACGGCTACGGGCGCGACACCTTGCTGGATGCCGGGTTGCCGGACGTCGAGCCGAATCCTGTTGAATACCGGACGGAGGCGGACGTACCGCTTGAGGACATTGGGACGACTGACGCAAAGGCGTTTGCCAGGGACATTATTCCACTGGTAATCGCCAACTTGCATGGCCGGGCATAGCATAACCTGGGGCTGGCGCTTTGCGCCGGCCCCATATTTTTTACGGAGGCTTTATGATCTGCACTTTGGAAGTAGTCTACTCGGACGTGTGCGAGCTTGAGGTCGAGGCGGACAGCCTCGACGATGCCTGTGAAAAAGGCAGGGATAAGTGGCGTGAGGAAGAAGAAGGCTGGGACAGCAGTAAAGTCCCTCTGGAAATCCGCGTGAAAGGCGGAGAATGGGAGAGTTTCTAAGATGGAAAAGAAGTACAGGGTGATCGTGACGCTGCCGCCCGTCAAGTTTGAGGTGGAGGCCAGGAATGAAGAGCAGGTGCGCGAACGTCTGCTCAACAATGAGTACGGCTACGAAATCCAGGAGGCCACGGACGCGGCCTGGGTCAAAGTACTTGAGGATGAGAACGCGTTCGATGAGAGCATCTGTGTTTTGGAGTGGAACAATGGGCGAAAGGTTTGAATTGAAAACGCCGGCAGGCATTATCGCCGCCGACCTGGAACTGAAGAAAGAAACTGGCGGAAATCACGACCAGGTATTCCTGAGCCTCAAGCCAGACGGATACGATGACTATCAGGACATCGCCTGCCTGCGCGCCGTTGACGGCACGAAAGACTTTGAGCTCCTGGTATGGGGCGACTCGGCAGACGAAGACTTCACTAATAGGTACGTTTTTGATCGTGAAACTTTGGAAAAGGTGAGGAGATACGAATGATAGGCGATTTGGCATTGGCCATCACGAAAGATGGCTTCAATGAATTGTTCAAGTGGGCTGAGGGCAAGGGTGTATCAGCTGAGCTGGCAATTCCTTTTATTGACCACGCTCAGCACCAGGTGGTTGAGAGCCATGCCTTGTTCTACTGGGTTGACGTGGATAGTTCCGACCTTGAAGTGTTGTTCGTGGCGATGAAGTATCTCGAGCTGCAGGGCAAGGGGGATCAGCTGCACGCGTTCTTCGTTCCGCACGAAGACGATACGCCTGTCTTGGCTTATGGCTCATGGGTGAACAACCCGTGGAGCCTGGGCTGGATGAGAACAATCACCTTCATGGGCAAGGAGGACGCATGAGTCAACTGTACAAAATAAAGCTCTGCCTCACATACAATGCCTGGGGCATCCTGGGCATTAAGGCGGAGAGTCCTGAGGAAGCCGTGCGCATTTTCAAGGAGAAAATGATTGAGAAGCACGGAGACAAGGCCTGGGACGAAACTTGCGAGATTGCTCGCAATCTGTCCTTGGAAGACACCATGCTTGAGATTGGGGCGGACGGCCCAGACGGAAAGTTTAACGATTGGGAGGAGTGGCGATGACTTGGGAGTATGTCGAGTTTGAAACCCCGGAAGGCACGTTTCAGGGAATGTTCTCTGAATTGCGTATCAAGCACGGCGACCGCCTGCCAGACGGGAGGTACATCTATGACTGCCGTCACGGTGACGAAGACTGGGTTACGCCTGTAACCATTGAGCCGCGCGTGGTTGTGAACCACGCCGGCACGCTGGTGACCGACCACCCTTTGCCACTGAAGGACGGCTACTTGTCAGTTGATGAGTGGTGGTACACGGACGGAGACCGGAGGTAAGATGAGCTACTACAGCGACGTAGCCCTTCTCCTCACGAAGAAGGGCACAAAGGAATTGAGGAAGGCCCTCGACCATGAAGGCAAGGCCATTCTCAATGGGTATTCCAGGCACTACAGGAACGACAAGGGCGAGCTGTTCTTGTGGGAGGGCTGGAACCACTGGCCGGATAACATCGCCTACGCCCTGGAAGAGCTGGATCCATACGACTACCAGTACATCCGTATTGGCGAGCAGTGGGACAGTGACGTCATGGGGCACGCCGACGTGCCTGGCCTGAACGGCTGGATGCAGCCGGTATGGCAGTGGGCGAACGGGAAGGAGCCAGAATGAAGTATGCCGTAACATATAGGTACATCGCCGAGGCGGATCTCGGCAAGGTTGAGGCTAGCTCATTGTCTGAAGCAATGGACAAGGCTTACAAGCTTGTCGAGAACTGCCCGGTCGAAAAGACGCCGCAGTATCATACGCCCTATGACTACTCCGTCGAAGGCGAAAATGGCGACTTTGACGTGGAGGATTTGTATGCGTGAAATAACCCCAGAAGAATTCGTAGAGAAATACATGCGGAGTATCCTTGATACGCCGCTGTTTAACTGCGCTGGGCACATCTCGCCGGACTACCACGGCGGGATGTGGAAGTTCGAAGCCGATGGCGACATCGGCTACGGATACCCGGACACGGACAAAACATTCCATTGCACGAACCCGGCTGCCGTGTACGAATGCGACGCATCTGCCAAGGTTCTGGGCATGGCGGCAACGCTCATGTACCTGAACTACATGTGCTGGACGCGCTATGAGCAGGAGTGCATGGACGAATCTGACTGGTTCGCGGACAGGTATTATGCCCTGCGCGACTGGATGTTTGAGAACTTTTCGGAAGAAGACGCAGCTAAGGTGAATTGGCTGTTGGACTAGGAGGAGCAATGCCTAAATACGAATTGTACGTCGTGTACAGCGGAGAGTATCCGCTTGGCACGATCGAGGCTGAGGATGCAGAAGAGGCCTTGCGCAGGGCCGAGTCGAAGGCAGATGACATCTGGCCTGAGCACTGCACAAGCATTGACTACATCAAGGCTGTGAACACAAGCACTGGCGTAGTTAGCTGCATGGAGAACTAGCATGGCAAGGTACACATTGCACTTCCACCGTACCGAAGAGGCTACGGTGGAGGCTGAGGCTAATTCGCTGGAAGAATTGGAAGAGCTCGTGAAGAGCGGTAAGCTCGTCCCGGATGAGTACGCTTGGGACGCACCGTGCATCTGCTATTGTGACGTTTACGATGAGTACGACAAGGCAGAGGTAGCGTCTTTTGAGCTGGACTATTAGGCGCAGGTTAACTAGCGCAATCCACAACATTTTTCAAGTTAAACACGCCCCGCAAGGCCAAGCGCCTTACGGGGATTTTACGTTATGGGGGCAAGTCAAATGTTTTTCACAATCGAAAAGCAGTGGTATGCAAACAAGACCATCGTTGTTGAGGCGGACGACATGCAGGAGGCCGTCACAAAGGATCAGAATGGCGAATACGACGACTTGTGGAACGAGGCGCAGTTCGAGGAACAGGATTTGATAAGCACGATGTGTCACGGAGAAAATGGCGACTACATCTCTATCGACGAATAGGAGACAGCAATATGGACACATTCACAGCGGCGCGCATCCGCGCTAAGGGCACTGTCGACGAGAAGTGCCTTGCAGTGGAAGACAAGCTTGGCCTTGACCACGCTTTCGACCCCTATGCCATCATCATGGTCATGGTGGAGAAGGGCTGGGACTTTCATTTCAAGCGCGGCAAGGAAGGAGGCTTCTCGGTGACGTTTGAGCAGCCTGGGCACACCAGGACCTCATACTTCGTGGGCCAGATTGACCAGGTGCATAACGCCGTCATAGAGGCGGCCTACGACGAACTCTTTGCAGGAGGCAACGATGATTAGCAAGGAAGAGATGCTGAAGTATTTAGAGAGTCATCTTCACAGCGACGAAACCCCGGAAATGCGCACCGCCGAGGACGTGATTCATGGCATGACCTACGATGGGTTCAGGTTTTCCATTGAACCGAAATGGGACCGCGATGTGCAGGAGCGCTACTACGTTGTGTTGTTCACCACGGACAGCCATGTGTCCCATACCACGGCCAGTGCATGGGATAAGCTTGAGGACGCGATAATCCGTGCCGCCTACAACATCATGTGGGCGATGTACGAAAACAGCAAGTAACATAAAGGGGCCTAGCAGCAATGCCGGGCCCCTATTTTTTAGCCTATGTGAACGTGCGCCCCGCCTGAATCGTAGGACGCCAGCAGCTTGCATTCGTATTCCGCTTCCTGGCACAGATCGTTATCCAGCACCCAGCCTTCCGCAGCGCATACGGCGTGCTCCTTGCCGTTGCGGCGCACCACAAGCATCCTGCCTTCAATGCCAAGTTCCCGGAGGGTAAGCAGCTTGGCTATTGCAAAGTCCTCGCAGTCGCCTCCGAGCCGTGAAAACTGGTACGGCGTCTGCCAGTAGTCGCCCTTCTTGAAGTTCATCTTGTCGGATACGTAGCGCTTGCGGTTCCAGAGCTTGTTCACGTATTCAAGCTTGTCCTTCAGCTCAAGCTTCGCGCAGTCGTCCTTCACTTTGCCCCAGGTAACGCCAGGCGCAACCATATTGCTGGCATCAGCAAAAAGGTTCAGCTTCGCATGCCGGGCAAGCATGTCATCCCACTTGGCGGAGGTCGTTTTAAATGTTATTGCTTTCACGGAGCTTCAATACGCTGTCCAGCGTCCTTGGAAATGCAGTAACCGTCCTGAAGTCTCCGTCCTTCTGAGCAGACAGCGCGGCAAAGTCAACGTAGTCGCCAGGCAGCGTGTCCTCATTCTGCACCCATGCCATAAGAGGCTTGTGCCTCCTGGTGAGGCTGTGCTTCAGCGTGCCTGCCTGGGCATGCGCAGCAATGTTGCCCAGGAGGTTCCGCATAGCCTCCTCGCTTACCAGGGACTGCGTTCCGGCAGCGGCAACATGGCGGTCGCCCGTATGGCTCGTAGAGGCGTCGTCGAAGTACAGCCTGCCCGTGCCGGTAGCTGAAACGCCCTGCTCGCTGCGCATGGCATTGGCAAGCTGCTCTTCAACATCGCCGTAGTATGTCTTTCCGGCAGGCTTGCGCCTTTTGTCGGCCATGCGCTTCACCAGGTCTGCAAGCGAGCTCTCGTAGGTATTCCCAGTAAGGCCCCGCTTGCCGTGCTCTATGGCGGACTTCAGCTTGTCCTTTGCGTCGGAGAAGTCCAGCTTCGCCACATCTGTGACGGCCTTGCCCAGCGCCTTCTTCGCAGCCTGGGCATTGCCTACCAGCTCGGCAAAGTAGTTGCTGTCTATGTCTTCGGCAAGCTTATGAAACAAGGACTCGCGAAGTGACATGCTATTTACCTGTATTGATTCCGTGATGCATCGGTCCAAGCTGCCAGGTAGGCCCCTTCTTTTCGGAAGGGCCAACCACAGTATTCTTCAGCTTAAACTGCTTCGCCGCCTGCAATCCTTTGATAACGGCAATGCTGCTGGCAAGTTTCTGCATCAGCGAGTCTTTAAGCGTCATATAATCCTCCTACGCATAGGGAAAGCGCCCGCTCGGGCTAACGGTAGCCACATACGATCCTGTTATGGGCGGTCTCTTGCTCTTGTTCTGCTCTTCGATAACGCCGGCGGCTCCGGCAAGCAGCATCGCGCCCATCGTGCCATCGTTATGCGGCACAACGGGCCTTATTGCACCAGCCACCTTCTCCTGCTTGTACGGCAGCGTGGGGTCGTAAAGAAGGGCGCCGATAATCTGCTTGGTAATAAGCTTGCTGGTGTCCTCACCTTCAAGCTCCTTAATCTCGCCGCTTTCCAGCAGCTTTTCCGCATCGCTGGTGTGCAGGTTGCGGCAGGCCTTCTGCACGGCCTCGAAAATGCCGGCATGCTCCTTGCGCAGCTTGCTGCCTTCCTGCAGCCCGGTAAGGCGGTCAAGCTCCTTCTGGGCGAAGCTCAGCCTGCTGGGCAGCATAAACCAGCCGCGATACCGCGCAATGGCCGCAACATAGCCGGGCACCTCGCCATGGAACACGGCGTCCTTGCCGTCATCCGGATGGGCAAGCCTGATTATCTTGCGTATCTGGCCGACAGCGTACATTATCTCTTCAAGGTAGGGCTCCTGATACTCATCCATTATGCAGATGTTGTTGCAGAAGGCCATAACCACCTTTTCAAAGGCCTGCGCGTTGTTCAGCACCATCGAGCTGTTTGATGCAACCGCATGCACGGCAAGCAGCTTGTCCTTGTCCTCGTCGGCTATGTCTTCGCCAAGGGACAGAAGCACGGTTTCAGGCTCCCAGGCAAGCCAGTCCTCGCCATCGAACAGCTTGTCCATGGCGCGGTACAGCAGCTCCGGATGCGTAGCCTGAAACTTACTCACTGCTGGCCCCCGAGCATCTGTACAACCTTGGCCAGGCGGTCGCGGTCGATGTTGCCGTGCCCGTCGTCGAGGGCGTCGACGGCTTCGTCGCCATAGCGGGCGGCAATGTCGGCCTTGGTCATGCTCTGCGGGTCAATCTTCACCGCGGAGGCGTCGTCGTCCTCAGCCGTCTTGGTGTTGAAAACCGATTCCCAGGCGTTGGGAAGGCGGTTGTCGTAGTACGGCGAATCCAGTCCGAACTTCGCATCAAGGGCGCCAATGGTTTCCGTCATGGCAACCTTTTCCTGGAACGTGGCCTTCTGCACGTCGGCTTTGCCAAGGGCTTCAGCAAGGTCGACAAAGGGGCGCCCGTCCATTCCAGCCCGCCAGCATGCCGTCTTGCGCAGGGAAAGGGCCTGGCTGAGCATGTCTGGGTCGCAGGAGTACATGCCCGTGTACTGCACAATCTCATCAGGCGTGCGCAGCCCGCGCATGGCGGCTTCCTTGATGTACGCATTTGCAAACTTCGCGCGGTCGGAAATGGAAAGTTGGGCCTTCTTCTCAATAAATTCCTTGCCCGCCTTTTCCAGCCCGGCATCGCCATGCACGGTGTAGCCAGGGAGAAGCTCAATGGCGTCGTCGGCGGCCTTCTTCTCAAGCTTGCGGAGGGAGAAGTCGCCATGGATGCCGTGCAGCTCCTCGAAAGCGGAAAGCCTGGCGTCAATCTTGTCGGCAATGGCGGAGGCTATTTTCTCGCGCTGCCCATTGAAGTATACCCTGGATACGGCGGTTTCTTCCGGCGTGCCCACGGGGAACAGGCTGGCGTCCTCCCAAGCGTACTCGCTGCTGGCGGATGCCTTCTTTTCCAGGCCGGCAGCCAAAACCTGTTCAGCCAGCTTCTGGTCGTTAAGCCTGGACGCGCACTTGACGAGAAGCGCCCTGGACTTATCGGAATGTTGGTCTTTGATCGACATATGCATCTCCGTTAAAGATTTACTTAAAGATTGCCTAGCTGGGCAGGCAAAATTCGCCGCCCCGTTGTTATAAGCCTTAAACCACAGGAGGTTTTGATGTATCAGAAAGAAATTCCGCGCAAGCGGACGGCGCTTTTTGGAGACGCGCTTTTTGGCAAGGGATGGAGCAGCAAGCTCATCACGGAAGTGAACTGCAAGCTTCTCGAGGGCAGGCCGCCGGACAGGCTCTTGTTCACCCCAGGGGCGTACTATGCGGAAAACAGGAAGCAGCTTATGCGCATGTTTCCGAACTATGTCGCCCTGCACGGGCCGATGCCGTTCGACACGGAACGGTATGCCTATTATGACAACGAAATGCCCATTAAGAACTTGAGGTATTTGTTCCATGCTGGGTACCTCATAGTTCCGCTGTATGTCAGCAGGGGAAAGCTGCGCCTTTCCGGGTTCCATCCCAGGAAGTTCGGCTCATGGGTGTCAGGGGGCTTGGACAGGCTCGTCGTTATCGAGCTGGTAATTGGCGGGAGCAAGGCAAACTATGGGTATTTGCCTACGCTGCGGTGGCTTTTGAACAAGGAAAACATCAGCATCATGGACATCAACGCATTCCAGTGCGAGATCGACATGGTTGAGGAGGCTTTTGAAGCATGAGAGCGAAAGGAACAGCGGCGTTTCCGGTTAAGACGATAGATAACTGGACAACGCTTTCGGCTGCGCTTGCCCTGTCCTTGCAGCACCTGGCATGGGTGCACCATGACAGGGACAAGATGCAGCATGAGATCAGGCTGGGGAAGAGGACGGTGTACAAGTCCGACGAGCCGCTGCTGAGAGTGCAGCAGCGCATTGCGCTTATTGTTGCGCCGACAATGAAGAATCTGCCCATGGACGTGCAGGAGGCAATCGTGGCGTACCGCGAAAACCTCTGTCCTGGCGACCTTCTCAAGGAGCTGGCAGGCACGGCGCAGAGGCTTATTTCATTTGACATCCGAAAGTTTTACGACCACATCCAGCTGCCCCACATCGAAAAGGCGCTGGCTGACGCTGGGTTTGCCAGCAAGGGCGGCCGGGTTATCGGCAAGTATTGCGTAGTCCGCCGCGGCGACGTTTGCACGCTGCAGCAGGGAAGCCCTGCTTCTCCGGCAATTTCCAACCTGGTAGGGGCGAGGTACCTGGACAAGCCGATACTGAAATGGCTCCATGAGCATTACCCGGACTTGCAGTGCAGGTACATGCGGTATTGCGACAACGTCCAGCTTTTCCTGTACGAGCCTGAGCCGGAAGGCTTTGGCGACGCCTACAAGGAATATGTGCACACCCTTTTGCAGAACGGAGGGTTCAAGGCGCATGACTGGGCATCCATCTCAAAGAACAATCCGCACAGGAACATGAAGTTTCTCGGCGTGGTGCTGAACAAGGTGGCCAGGCTGGAAAAGTGCAAGATAGACAGCATGCGGGCCATGGCCTTCAACATGTGCATCGACGGATGGGAAAAGAGCCAGAAGAAGTTCGGAAGGAAAACGCACATCGACAAGGTGATGCAGGGCAACATAGCCTACGTGCGCACCGTGAACGAGAAGCACGCCATGTGGCTGGACAAGCTGTTCCAGGCATCGAAGGCGCTTCAGCGCATGAACGTAAATGCGCAGACCAGGGAAAGGCTGCGCAATCAGATAATGGGATATAAAAATGCCAGCGAAACTGTGCAGGAATATGTAGACAGGATCGTGGCTGCGGTTTAATATAAGGGAGGCTTACGGGCAAGGAGGTTGAGGAATCCCGTAAGCCTCCCTGTTACTGAGGAGGTAACATATAAAGTATGCCCAACTAATAAAGCGGCATTCACTTTTTTAGCTGAACATCTTGCCGGATTTGCACAATATACAAGGTATGGCAAGGATGGACATTATAGAAAAAATTCGCTTGAAGCGGAAGGCAAAGCTGCTCTCGGCGCACGAGCCGGAGAGCGCGTGCCACAAGTGCGGGCGCATCGAGTGGCGCAGGGACGGGGACGCCTGGTACTGCTTCAGCTGCGGGAATGTTGCTTACACGGAGGATGGCAAATGGAAGCAGCAGTGGGACGCGTTTACGCAGGCATCGACCCGTCAGTGAAGGACACCGGCATCGTGGTTCTCAATGGGGAGGGCCGCGTGCTGGAAACCTGCGACGTGTACGGAGGCACGCACGTCAACGATGTTGAGGACATAGCCCGCTACCGGCGCATAGCGGACAACACGGGCGAGTTTCTCGAGGAGTACGGGGACATCAGCGCCTGCTACGAGCATTACTCGTTCAACAGCCCGCACAAGGCGTTTACGCTGGCGGAGCTTGGCGGGATACTCAAGGCCCGCGTGATACCGCTCTGCAAAGGCGGATTCGGCCTTGTGCCGCCAACGACGGTGAAAACCTTTGCAACCAGGGATGCGTTTGCGGAGAAGCCAGCCATGATGGACGCTGCCGGCCGCGAGGCTGGCCTGAATGCGTCCAGCGACGTATGCGACGCCTATTTTTTAGCTAAGTTCGCCTGGTATGCCTACGCCCCGGCTGAAACTGTAGTGAAGCACGAAACAAACAGGGCGCTTCTGCGCCACAGGATGGAGGTAGTGAAAAAATGGAAGGAACAATGATGCTTGTCGCCAGCAAGGACGGCAACTTCGGCTTTGTCGGCATGGACTGCGGCTCGGACGACAAGATGGTGCGCCTGGACAAGCCGCTTACGCTTACCTATGACAACGACGGCAACGTCCGCCTTACGCTTGGGCATGCGCCGCTGGGCATAGTTGACCCGCTCAAGCCTTTCGGCACGGTTATTCCGATGGACAACGTGGCCTACTGCGTAAATATAAAAAGCGGGTCTGAACACCCGCTTGAAAAAATGTACGAAGACTTCTTCGTCCGCGCCGAGCACCTCGACGATCCTATGGAAGAGGCATATACGCCCGAATAGCGTTGAACACCTGCGGGGCTTCGTCGTCCCGCTTGTTCAGCGCCCTGGCCTGGTCTATCAGCGTGGGAACGTCGAGGACGATGTACCCCTGCGAATAGACTGACGGAGCGCCTACGCCGCCGGCGCGCAGCGCGGCGGCAGACTTCTCAAACATCCGCAGCAGCCACAGGGGACCGCCATCCTGAACCATGTCGGTGGCTTCCCATGTGGCTGCGTCGTATCCGGTATCATTCATGGGCACTCTGCGACTCCCGCACCACGTTTATGAGGGCGCTCAGGCGCCCGAAATCTTCGCCTGAAAGCTGATTCTCCTGCACAAGGTGCATCAGCGCCGTAAGGTCTCCGGCGAACATTTTCCGGCAGTCGACCAGCGAAAGCTTTCCCTTGCACACGAGGTTGGCCAGTACCGTTTCGGGCGGCACCGAGCCAAGTATGCCCTCGCGCAGCTGCATCATATCTGCGCTCGCGTTGATGCCGAATTTCTTGTGCACCATGGAGATGAACCACAGTATGCTGATGCCCCCGGCAAATCCGAATATCCCGGAAAGCCCGCAGGCTATGGCAACGTCGAGGTGCGCATAGCTGCAGAACAGCCCCACAGTGAGACCGACAAACATGGAAACGACGATGGCTTTCATAAAGGCCCTGACCGAGTTGTCCTTGCTTGTCAGAAGATGGTAGATAGCTCCGCCGAACCCTCCGATGATGGAGGTGTTGAGGCAATACCAGAAGTTTTCCGACATAGTCATTAGCCGGTCAAAAAAGCTCACGTCCATATATGATCCGTTCACTGTTTGCATGGGTCAGCCCCGTTTTGTTATTCAGGTTCTCCAGGCGTAACAGTAGTGGCAGCGCCGAGTGCTTCGGCAACAGCCTGTTCAGCAGCAGCTTCAATGTAGGTGTTCTCCGTGGCCCTATTCGGGACCGCCACGAATATCTCGATATCCGTAGCTATTCCGGTAGAGTTGTTCCACTTGATGGTGGTCGATGTGTTGCCGTTCTGCCCAACTTCGAAGTACGTGCCTTCGGGGGTGTCCGACACGGTTGTGCCCGTGCTGTTGTACACGCCTGCGCACATGCACAGGATGCCGTCAAGGAACACCTTGAGCTGCCCGCTGCCCACGACGTATTCGGGCACGTCGTACTGCGACCCGTCGGCAAGCACGCCCTCGCGGACGTTTGCAGCGCTGTAGGCTGTGTTCATCAGGCGCGGAGACTCAAGGTTGTCCAGGCGGCTGTCCGCCCTGTTCTGCCACCAGTTGAAATACTCGTTCGGCGGATAGTCGCGCTGCACCCATCCGGAAGCGATTTTCTCAGGGGTGGGCATCTGGACGTTGTTGCCGCCGTCAGCCGCCCACGCGGGATATTTAGTGCTCATTCTAGTTCTCCATTCCAGGCACTATGAACGTGCCGTTATCGAATCCGTAGGTATCGGTTCCACCGGCGAAGCCGAAGCGGCCAATGGTGACGTCCTTGAGGGAATACATCGCGCCGGAACGCTCGGCATCGCGGATATCGCCTTCGCTGTCGTCCTCAGTGCTGCCGAACGGCCCGTAATGGGCATTGTTATGATCTTCGTCCGTGGTGGTGTACATGCTGAAGTAGCGGACCGGATCAACCAGGCGTATGGCGACTGGATCTGACCAGTCGGACTCGTCGCCGACATCGCTTACGTAGCGGCAGCGGATTTCCCACTGGCCTTCGACGAGGTCTGGCCAGAGGCGCGAAGCGTCTTCCGCCTCGACAGGGATATCTTCTGGGCTAAGGGTGGTGCCCGGGGTGCTGATTTCCGTAAAGGACATGTCGTTCAGCTTGATTGCCTCCGCATCTAGTGAAGCGTTCACATAGGCACGGCAATCATCTACTTCGGTGCTGCTGCTTATGCTTTTTCCTGCCTGGAGCACTACTCCCATAAACAAAGACCACGCGTTGCCGTGCCTAGTAAAGAAACGTATGAACGGTCCACGGCCCGGGGAGGACATAATGTCCATGCACATTACGTTGCCTGCTGGGACAAGCTCGTCCGCCTTGTTTTTTATGGAGTCGTCTGAGCTCTCTGCTTGAGTCAGCTCTGCACTGCTAACAACGCCTTCATCTGAAAACACGTATATGCGCATGCCGCTCCAGCTAAGGATGCCGTCGTTATAAGCAGCATTGAACTCCTGCTCAACCTCATTAAGCGACGATGCAGGAATCCTGGTCAGCACCTGATAAAAAGGCGCCCCCTGTGAATGGTAAACCTTGTCCACATTGTCGCTATGGAACCAGAAATCAACCCCTGTTATGTTATCTCCGTACGCCACCCTTGGGAGGTCAGCCACCGGGGCAAGATCATCGCGGTACACGGTTCCGGCAGCCGGAAGATACATCTTGGGCTTGCGTATCGGATCGGGGCGCAGCGCAGGGCGGTCGGGGATAATGCCCAGGTAGCCAACCTCGGCGTCTTCGCCGGAGTTGTTCACTATGCGCAAGTCGAATACGCCACTGGGCAGTTTGTAAAGGTAGTCGACGCCGTCTTCGCCGCTCACAATGTCAGACACTGCAATGTTCTGCCAGGTGTCTTCGCCGGACATGCGCACATAAACGCTGAGCTCCTGGTCGGCATGCATAACAAGCAGGCCGGAGCACGCTTCGGACAGCGTGGTGACGCCTGCGGCCATGTAGATGCTGCCAGGCTTGGCAATGGCGTAGCCGTCCTTCACGTCCCAGCTGGTTGCGCCGACGTAGCCGCCATCACGGGTGTGCTCCAGCGCATGATCGGCCAGTATGCGGTACTCGTCAATGCTGGTGTCGTGCAGAATCTCCTTCACAACAAACGCTTCCGTGTCCGTTCCGTCGCCAGACCATGCAAGCAGCGCCTGGCCTACGGAAATTCCGGAAACGTCGTGAATGAGGATGGTGTCGTCGCCGCGCACGGTCGAGAAAATGGGCGTCGGCTTCGCCGCTCCGGATATGGTGAGCGCCCCGCGGAAAAACTCCCAGGCGTGCTGGTGCGCGCCTGTTTTCCAAAGCCGTATCTGCGCCTGCATCAGGGCTTCCAGCCTGTATCCGTCGGAACCGGCAAACTCGGCGCCCTTCTCTTCGGCAAGGGCAATGTTGGCCGCGGCTTCGGCAAGGGCTTCGCGCAGCTCGCCGAACGTGGCATCGAGCACAACCTTCTCTTCGTCGATGGCGGCGTCCTCGGCAACCTGCTCGGCGGAAACAAGGTGCGTGTTGCGCGTGATGGAGTGCTCCCTGGAAAGCATGGTAAGCAGCCAGCGGGTGCGGTTGGCAACCTGGCTGGGCTGGCGGTTATGCACGCCCTCGGAGCCGCCAGACACGGGATCCGTGTGCGCCTGCAGCCTGTATATGTAATCCGGCCATTCCGGCCTTTCAACTAAGTTAGCCATTATGCCGTCCTGTCAATGATAAATGGAGCAGACCACCTGGATACTGCGCCTTCATAGTCCACATACCGGATGCGCACGTACGCCGGAGCCGTTTCAGAAGCGTAGTCGAAAGACTGAGCCTGTTCCGGCTCCGGCGTATCATTATTAAGCGTAGCCAGCACCGTATGGAAGTCGTAGCTGTCGGACAGCTGCACCTGCATCTTCGCTATGCCGATGCCATAAAGGGAAAGGTATTCGCTGCCCCTGAGTATAATGTGTTCTCCGTCAGTTTGGGCAAAGGTAACGCTCGGCCTGAAAACGTCGTCGATGTACTCGTTGCGGTACACGCCGGTCAGAAACACAGAGGTAAACTTCATGCCCTCTTCCAGGCCCTCGTAAACAAAGCGGAATCGCGTGCCCATCTCAAGCGATGGCAGCACGATAACGTCTTCCTCATACGAGTACGAGGTTTCCTTGGCGCAAGTGCCGGCAGCCTGCCACATGTCCGTGCCGGGCTCCATTATTTCAAACTGCGGAACAACGGAGGTGCGCTTGTCGTGGCGGATGCGTATTTCAACGTCGTCGTCAAAGCCAAGCTCAACAGGCATGGAAACGTAGTAGAACTTCGTGCCAGCAACGGCCTGCATGTCCTTGGCCGGCACGTTGCAGCTGCGAAGCCAGCCGTCCGTAATCGTGTTCACGGACTGCTGGAAAATACGCAGGCGGTGCTCGTTAAGCACGTCGCGCACCTGCACAAACTGCGCCTGCTCGCCATTGTCGCTGCACAGCACATACCATTCGCCGGGGCGGAGGCCCGTGGTGTCGTCAACGTCGATGGAGTCGTCGCCAATGGGGGTTTCGTCGTCCACAACGGCCTTGTACACATGGAAGCGCTTCGTATTGCGCAGGGCCAGGCTGTCCACGAACATGTCGAACGCGCAGCGCTCGCCGCCCATGGTCCACGAAACGGGCAGAAGCTGCTGCAGCGCCCAGGAAAGCTGGAACCTTCCGGAAACGCTGTCGGCTTGTATGGCCTGCACCAGTGCAGCCGCGGTGCTGCCAGCCGTTTCAATGGCCTCAAGCAGCTCTGCCGTGGGGTAGTCCATGGCAATCTTGCTTTCCTCGATGTTCGCGCCGGTGACAAAGTCCGCATCGCGCAAAACGTGATGCCCGTCGCTGTCGTGGGCAACCTCCATCAGGTTGCGCAGGTAGCGGGTGCGGTTGGCAAGCTGGTACCACTGCGTGTTGCTGGGGCCGTAGGCGTAGCCGGGCTCTTCCTGCATCAAGGCTTCGTAGTATGCGCCGTCGTCTTTTTCCTGCTCGTAGCCAAGCACGCGGTCGGTAACTTCGAGCTGGTATATTCCTTCAGGCCACAAGCCCGTTTCCGGCATGCGCCTTGCGATGTCTTCAGCCATTAGCTAACCTCCGTGTACGTGTCGGCGCGTGGCGTCGTCCACCTGGAGCTGCGCCCTGCCTGAGAATAATACTTGGCCCGCCACCACACTACGTCGCCGTCGGTAAATTCATGCGTATCATAAAGCACAGACGTCAGCGACCATACGGGGTCGTTGTAGTTCTCAGCAAACCTGTCAGCAGAAAACTCAAATGTCAGGGAGCCGGCAAAGTCTTCCGTGGCAGCAGTTTCCAGCACAAGCTTATCCATGGGGTCGTGGTACACAGCCCCGTAGCGCTCGATGGTGAAATTTTCGCCCACGAAGGGAGTCCGCACAAATTCAGGCACCAGCCATTCCGGATCGGGGTACGCCGCAATAAGCGTGATGTTGTCGTTAGTTGCCGTGCTCACCATAAGGCGGAAAGGCTTGTCCGTGCTCACGCGCCAAGTTGCACTGCCTTCGGCGTCGCCAAGCAGCTCCGCATCATGCCAGGCGCCGTCGTAATACTTGAGCGTGATGACGTCGTCGGGATTAGTGTGCCTGATGGTCACATACGCCGCAGGGTAGCCGGCTACGGTTTCGATGTACCGCGACATGAATACGCCGCCGGCCTCGGAATACGCGTTGCCGATGGTGGTTATCCATGTGGTGCGGGACAGCGTGGCGTCGCTCGTGCTCACGGGCAGCGGCTCGGAAAGCACAAAGCGCTCAAGCTGGAGGTCGTAGTTCAGCAAAACCGGAATCGGCTCGTGCTCGATGTCACTGAAGGTCATCAGGTACCATTCGCCAGACTTCGGGCGGTTGGGGTCGTCGTCCGCAATGCGGATGTCGATGGAGTCGTCGCCAGCCACGGCCTTGTAAACGTGCCACGGGCCGGAGTTCTTGTCATCGAAGTTGAACTGGTCCGTAAACAGGCAGAAGTCGAAGCCCTGGCTGCCGTAGTACCACGACAGAAGCTCGGCCTTGTAGAGGTCCTGCACCCCGCTGCCAGAAAGGCTTCCGATCTTGTCGAGCATGGCTTCCAGCGCGGCAAGGCGGGCAAGCAGGGAATCAAGCTCCTGCTTCACGGACGCCGTGCTGTCGGAAAACGCCACGCGGGATTCGGGGATGCCTGCATTGGCAAGCACGTCGGCGTTTTTCAGCGCATGATGCCCGCCTGCGTCGTGGCTTGCGAGGAACCAGCGGAGCAGGTACTGCGTGCGGTTGGCCAGCTGGCGCGCCTGCACGTTGTCTATGCCGAACTCGCCGCCCAGGATGGGATCTTCCGGCTCGATGCGGTAGATTCCCGGCTCCCAGTATGGTTGCTCTTTAAGATACATGGCCGCCCCTAGAAAAGAATGGTCCAGGTTCCCTCAAAGGACATCGAATCGTCCTTGTGCACGACGCCGCTGCGCACCTTGTGGGCAAACAGCGTGCCGTCTTCCGTGAACAGCCCGAACTCGCAGATGTCGCTGCCGTTGCCTTCCGCAGGGGCAAGCGCCCAGTTGAACTGCACCCTGTCCGTGCTCGGATAGGAGTGCCCGGTAAGCTGCTTGCGCACGCTGGCAACGGTCTGCCCCTCCGGCACGTCAACAGGCGGAATCTCGTTGCCGAGGGCTTCGTCCTCGGGCTGGGCTTCCGTGGTGTCGGTGCCGAAGCCGATGCGCGTGACAACCTTGTTCGCAGCCTGGCTGGCATCACTGACAAGGAAGGACATCGCCTGCTTGGCCCCGTTGACGATCATGTTATTATCTTCATACTCCTCCAGCACATTGCCGGAGCGGTCAAGCACGCGCATGCTGAAAATGCCGCGCAGCTTGGCTTTATCTGTGGCGCTGCTCATATCTATGAAACTTCCTTTGCAAAGGTTTTGTTAGTAAATATTGCATGGGCTGCCAGCTAAATTACAGCCCTTCTGCGGAGTGCGCGGAGCATGCCGAGGGTGCCTTCGCTAACCGCGAAATCGTCGTCGATTGGGGATTCCTCGACAAACGTGAACGTCAGATGGTGCTCCATTTCAGGCATCACAACCGCGGAATTGCCGTAGCGCAGCCCGCCGCCCTCGTGCACGTAGCGGCCGTCGTAGAATATGGGCGTGCTGAAGTCCTTTGAGGCGTCGGAGAACTCGAACTTGTCCTCCATGGTGAAGCCGATGGTGTCCATGCGGAATATGTCGCGCCCGCCGTTGTGGAAGCTGTTGAAGCACACGCCGTAGTTGTATGTGCCATCGTAGTGCTGCTCCGGCGACCACCACCAGCTATGCACGCGCTGGTCATTGTAGGAGTGCTCGCCGTCGTAGTATACGCGGTGCGGCAAGGAATCCTTGCCATGGTACAGGCAGGCGTCGCCATTGTACGTGCGCTCGCCGTTGTAGAGATTGTCCTCTGTGAAGGCATGGTCTTCTATGCCGTATGTGTCGACGAAGGCGAACTCGTCGTCCGAGTCGACCTTGTCGAACATGCGGTCGACAATTTGCACGGTAAGCAGCGGAAACAGGTATACGGGGATGCCCGACTGCACGAGCTTCCGTATCTCCGCCTCCTGGGCGAGAAACGAGTTGTACGTCAGCAGGGACACTGTCACGCGGATAAACAGCATGTTGTACTTCAGCACGTTTTCCATCAGCGCAACAGCCGTATCTACCGGCACTTCGCCATCGGTTAGCTCAGAAGGAACATGCCAGTACTCGTATGCCTTGTGCACGAGCTCTTCATGGGACATCCCTGAGGTGTCGCCCGTAATAAAGCGTTCCGGATTGGCCTCGAGCGTAATCCAGTCGTCCACAGTGTTCATCTTGGTAAGCAGCTGGTACTGCTTCAGCGTGTCGCCAACCTTCACCTGAGGCTCTGCGAAGCCGTGCGATATGTATTCGCGCTCGTCCGTGGTTATTTTCACGGAGTAGTAGGATTCGTTGTCATCGCCTACCGTTTCGATGCTTTGCACAACCTCGCCGTCGTGCAGGGCGAACGCTGCGCCGTACAGTATGTTCAGCACGGCCTCCATATCCGTGAGGCTTTTCTGGTTGGCGTAGTAGTACATCAGCGCCGTTACCATCCACTTGTAGTGCATGGAATCCGGCTGCCTGCCGTATAAAAAGCGCCCGTAGCGGTCGTAGAGGTGCGTGCTGAACACCGTGACGTTCCAGCCCCAGAGAAGCACTTGCCTGTTAGGGTAAACGCCTACGCGGAACGTGTTGTCGAATATGTCGCCGTCGTTGAATATGTCGACCAGGAAGGTAACCGTTCCTGCGGCGGCATCTACGGTAAAGTGCGTACCCCTGACAAGCACAACGTCAGATTCGAACAGCTGGGAAGTAAGGTACTCTATGTCCTGAACGCCAGTATCCGTAAAGGTTATCGTTCCGGCCGACTCGTTGATTTCGCAGTCGTTTTCCGCAAAGGAAAGCAGTTCCAAAGGCTGGCGCTCGTTTACCGGAGCATCGTGAATATTGGCGCGGAGTATCGTTTCCAGCAGCCTGGTGCGCGCTCCAGACAAAACAGACATGTACCCTGCGGAAGCCTGGGCTATGGCCTCCCTGCCGGTAAGCCCGGTTACTTCGGCGTTGCTGTTGGCATACTTCTCGTTCCAGTAGCTGCTGAGGCCCGTCATTACGGCGCCGGTCTGCACAGACTGAAAATACAGCTGCTCAAATACTGCGCTGAGGCCAGGCTCGACGCTGCTTTTATCGTAGTCCAGGAATGCCATGCCGCCTCCTAGATGAGCGTCACGCTGATAAGGTCAGCCGATGTGTAGAACTGCACCGTATTCTCTGTAACCTGCTTAGACCATGTACCTTCCGGCAATGCAAAAGTATTGCCTACGGAGAATGTTTCGTTCTTTCCAGTAAGCATATTGAACATGGTTGCGGTGCAAGTAATCGGCATTTCTATGCGGGCCAGGTCTGAAGTATGCTGATGCACATATTTTACCAGCTGCGACTGCGCGTAAGGTTCGCCAGTGTAAGCTATCTGATTTATATAGGAGGCTATGGAACTGCGCACGTCGTCCTGCAGGATAATTTTGTCCGCGTCTGTGGGGTCGTCGACCTCTGACTTTATGTTTAGCAGGAAGGAAAGCACAACAGGCGTTTTCATCTTCACATGCGGATCAAATGAGGCGACGCAGTTCGCCCTGTTAAATACAAACTCTTCAGCCTCTTTTGCAGTCCCGGAAGTGAGGCCGCGAACCGTTACCGTACGTGTGCTGTCGCCAAGCTCTTCCTTTTCGCCGTCCGTAAGCGTAGGAAGCGTAAACCGTATGTCCTGCGCTCCTATGCCGGGAACAAGCCAGTAAAACTCATTTACTACGGCAGTGTAGTCGATGTTTTTGTTTCCGGTGCGCAGCAAGCGTGCAATGAGGATGTTCTCAGAATCGTAGGCCTGCGGCAGCGCCGTGTCTTCGTTGTAGTCGTCTAAAACCCCGGCCTCGTCAAAAAACCTAAAGAAGTGCAGGGTCCCGTCCTGGTAAACGTCTACGTCTGGAGCGTCTGGAACAACGGCGGTAAATGTCGCTGAAGACGCCTGCGCCTCTATTGCCACCGTATAAGCAGTGCTTTCCAGGGAAAACGAAAGCTCTGCGTCTTCAGAAACAGGGGCTTCGAGCATGACAGTAAGCTCAGCCGTGGAGCTGCTCTGCACAGGTTCTCCTGTTATCGCAACCGTAATATCAGCCGGTTCGGATGCCCCGACAGTTATGGTGGCCGGCAGGCTATCAGTAAATACGGAGCTTACGTCTTTGCCTACGCCGGTAAGCAGTCTTCCGGAATACGCATTATAGCTGTCCGCCGGAGCGTTTCCGCTGATCTCAAATCCATCCTTGTGCAAAAACTGCGTAGTTACAATGCCTTGGTCTACGTGAACCGTTTCCGAATCTTCGGAAGCGGCTGCCGTGGATTCTTGCTCTTCCCCGGAATATACCCACTGGACAACGTCTACGTACCCTGAACCACTATCTTCAACAAAGTGGTAGTTTGAAATGTTGCTTTCCCAATCAGGGTCGCCTTCCGTAACAAGCCATTCCGACGCATAATCATCTGTAATAGAAAATAGGTGTGCAGGGCTGGAGTTAAGCGTAATATGCGCGACACCATCATCGTCTACCGTAACGGGGCATGTTTCAACAAACTCCACCAGCGGCGAAGCCATCCAAATATCAGCCTTGTTCCCTACGTGCGCGGCAACCCCGTTAAAATTTACCACGTCCCTTATCATTTCGGCTACGCCATGCCCTGCCGTATACAGGTTTATGATGCCTGGGAACGTATCCAGCAAGACTGTGTTTATAGCCCTGTAAGTAATCAGCTCCCTGGTAGTAATGGCGTCCTTAGCCCGCTCAATAAAATGATCCGACGACTCAATGTCTGTTCCTGGAGAGAACGCAGCCGCAGCGGTAGCCCTAAGCAGGCGGACGTCCGTGCGGTTCGGGGAAAGCACAGTGTCTGCGTCTATAGTTATATCAAGGGCTTCAGAGCTGGTAACGGGAACATCAATATAATACTCTAACGCATTGCTTGTAGTGTTAACCAGCTCCTTAAAGTCACGTGAGCCCCAAGCTTTAGTGTCCTCTCCGTATATTTCCTTGATATTTGCAATAAGAGAAGCGCCGCCATAGGTAGCTACCAGGTCGCCGTCACTATACGCCCAGTAATCCATGGCTTCAGAGAACCAAACGCGCACGTACCCATAAGGCTTTATGCCTTCATTTCTGGAAATGAACCAGTTAGATAATATGCTGTCGACGGCGTCATCATATTCGTCCTTAGTAAGGGCGGAACGCACATCCTCAGCACCCTGAAGGCTCATGTAGGCATGCGCCTTCTTCAAATCCTGCCGGAACATAGAATAGATGGTTCCAGCCGGGCGTATGACTACATCATATAAGCCAGTGCCGTCCTCCAGGCTTCCATCATAGCCAGCATTGCGCAGGTATTGCGTAATAAGATTTTCAGCCCTACGCTGCGCTTCACGGGTAACAAATATTTCTGACATTATGACGTGACCTCTATGACAGCTGTATTGTTGCGATCTGTTACTATAAGTATGTGCACCTCAATCCTGTCGGCAGCTGCCTCTCTGTCGTAATCAAGGGCTGCAAGGGAAATGCTGCGTATGTTTTCGTGAGCATATTGCCCTTCAACAGCATTCCGTTCCGTTTCAGCGGCGCACAAGTATTTTTGGCACCTGTCTATGTCGTCCATCAGCTCACTGCGTATTTCCGGAAGCAGGCTCTCTGATATGTGCGTACGATGCAGGGCAATGCCCCCATAGTCAGGGTCGTACGGATCTGTACCGCGATATGTGAGGAGAAATTTCATTACCTTGCCGCATATAATGCGGAGGTCGTCAGTAGCCGTTTCCGCATCCGGAACATCGGCTATGGCATACTGGCGGTACAGGTTGTTATGCAGCCTCCGCTCGCCGGACAGGATGTAAAAAGAAAAATCCACTACGCTTCCCCCTTGCGCACCTTGTCGCCTATGGAGCGCCACTTGGCCGAATCCTGCTTTGCGGCCTGCAGTGCAGCCTTGCGCTGAGCATTAGCTTTCTTCAGCTGCTCTCCGTAGAGGTCGCCGCGCGTCATGTTGTAGATGGCCATCGTGCGGGCAACGCCCTGCATGAAGTTGTACTCCCTGCGCACGGCCATCTCCTCGCCATATAGCCGGGGATGGTCCTTGTTATAGGCAAACCCACTGTTGGCAAGGTCTGTGTTCTTTTCACCATCGAAAAGGGTTTCCGCGTGGATGGATTCCTTATCCGCCTCTCCGGAAACCGTACTGTTCGTCTGGTCGATAAGCGATATTACGGTGCCGTACCCCGGCTGCGGATCAGCCATTGACGTTGTACCTCTTTTCTATGGACTTGATCTTGTCGGTGAGCAGCTTCTTCCTGTAGGAAAGCTGCGACTGCGTAATGTGCAGGCGCTTCATTATTTCCGGGTTGGAAAGTCTCGGCCTGTTGTTGTAGCCAGTGGTGAACTCGAACAGCGTCTTTTCATCGGGCAGCAGCTCGGCATAGATGCCAGCCAGGATAACGTCGGAATCGTCATCGCGCTTGCTGAAAAAGTCGCCGGAAACTTCTGGGCCTGATTCCATCAGGTTGTTGTGCGCGTAGTCGCGGATGCGCGAAATTTCCTTCGTAGTCCAGCCAAGCTCGCTGTGCAATTCGTCCGTGGTTGGCGCCCTGCCGTAGAACGCCTTGAGGTTCTCATTGGCCGTGTTGTAGGCGTGCATCTTAAGCGTGGCGTTCTCAGGCAGGCGCATGGAGTTCTGGTACGTGTACACCACGCGGGACAGAGGCTGCAGATTGTTGACGACGTGCGTGCCAAGGGCAGCGCCCTGCCCTTCCTTGTATGTGTCGAACGCCTTGATGGCCAGCAGCTTTGCCTCGGTAAGCAGCACCTGGCGCGGCACAGGGCCGGCCCACTTGTTCACCTGCGTCTGTATCAGACTGTCAAAGCGCTTCAGGAGGGCGTCCCTGTCAACATTGGAATGCGACTTCTTGTACTGCTTCCAAAGGTCGATGTCGTCAACTTTGAACTGCGCGTTGACAGGCGCAGGCTGCTTAACCATGGCAATTCACCTCTGGTAAATATTGCCAGGCTGGGCATTGAAAATCATGGCGAAAGCAGTGTCCTGCAAGGGACACAGAGAACACAAAACAGCCAGGCTGTTTTGTTTTAGCTATGCGTAAATGTGCTTGCGGAAGGCAAGCGTTGCTACAGTCTGCAAAATAGTAACACAAGGCTCTTCTTTTGCCTTGTATTTCTGCTCTTTCTCTGGCGGCGCAAATTCAAGCGCCCCTTCTTTTATACATAATTTAGAAATCTGTACCGGGCCAATTTCCGATTCTGCCTCGCTAGCAGGGTAACTGCTGCTACCGCTGCCCCCCGCATAGCTATATTTGCCGCGCTTATACTGCCTGCCATCCTGCGGAAGCTCAATGCCAAAAAACTCCTTAACGCGGTTTCGCATGTCTGAACTAAGCTGTCCCTCACCTCTAAGCCAAGCATCCACGCCTCCTGGCCCCATTCCATAGGCAACAACGGCGAGCGCGGCATCCCCGTGATAACGCTGCTCTAATTCGCTATAATACTTTACACCATAATTGATGTTCTTATCGACATCTAACAGCTCATTTAATGTTATCCGTCTGTATTTACCGACAGTATGTATGGTGTTTATCTGCATAACACCGATATCACGTGACCCGTCTTTATTTAAATACTTACCATTTTTGGATACGTTGTTGATTACCCGTATATCAGATCTACCAATATCCTCACCCCTACGTTTATCTTGGTTTGTTATATAGTGCCTGCCATTAGATTCCTTATGGACAATAGCGAAGATAATCTGCGGGTCGACACCATATTTATTTGAAGCGGCAACAAGCTTATTCGGTATTTCAGAATTATACTGGCTATTCTGCGTCTCTCTACGAACTATAGAGGCGTAATCTGCAGACAATTTATATACAGGGGTCTGGCTCGGAGCTTTAACAGGCTCAGACGCCTGTGCTGCCCTAGCAGGCTGCTGTGCAGGTGCAGGTTTTGCCTCAGCCTTCGGCAATGAAAGCTTTGGATCTGTCTTATTAGGTGCAGGTGCGGGCAATGCGTTTTTTGGAAAATGTCTGTCATCCATAATTTACCTCTTGGCTCTTTGTGTTGCTGCCTTATGTATTTTAAGGGCAGTATCCGCTTGACTACGAATATTTTTAATAGTACTATTGAATTTCTTAGTAATCTCATCAGCCCGAGCAGGTTCAAGCTTATTGGCGTTATCACGAACATCTCCCAAATACGCCATGTGCCGATGAGACATTTCAACTATTTGATCCTCAGTATACTTCGGAGCCCTACCCTCAAGCAAAGCTACCTTGGTATCGTGTTCAGCGCGGGCACGTTCAAGCATAACGTCATAGCCGCTAATAGCTGCCTGATTACAAGCAGCCTCGGCAGACGACCTGTCATACCACTCTTTGTCATCCAAAACGCTCGCGTGCTCCTGGTTTGCTTTTGCTTCGGCTAGCTGGGCTACGCTGGTGTCTTTGTCCGCCTTTATACGCGCCTCTTTTTTAGCTAAAGCGTCATCAAGCTCTTTCTTTTTAGCCTCCTTCTCGGCATCGGTCATCTTATCGACATTATTATACCATTCATCAGAGCCTGGCTCGGCTGAGGCGGCGGGCTTAGAATCATCCCCCTTTGCCTCGCTACTCTTTTTCTCCTCTTCTTCCTTCGGCGCCTTTTCGTAATACACTAAAGGACGTCGCCTTAAAATATAGCATTTTTCAAGGAACTCCGGCTTAGGATTTCCTTTATCATCGCAATCATCATTGCTTGGATTCTCTCCAAAACGTACTACGGTAGGCTCATCACCGGTAATAACCTCCTCAACGTAATGCAGCCCCATAAAATCCATGTACTGCTTAAATGTGCAAATGTTACGGCGATGCAACTTATAAGCCTCATCAACACTGCGCTGCGGGCTTCCTGAATCACCCTCTTCAAAGGCCCACTTCTCAGCAATTTGGTTAAACGTCATAGCTAAAGCGCCAGGCATCTGATCCTTGCTTCTATTAGCACTGCTTTTGTCAATCCTCTCCTGCACAGCAGATACAGCATTAGTGGCCTGATCAATGGCTTTGCTGACAACGCCCCCCTTATCATCAGCCTGCTCCTGCTTTTCCTCCGGAATATCCTTCCCAAGCAACCTGTTATAAATCTCTGTCATTTTTTCAGGGTTGTGATACAGCTCCTGCAAATGCTGAACCGGATGTATAATGTTCATTGTGCAGGCTTCGCCAAGCAAGCGTACATACCCAAGCTCAATATTAGTTGTCATGCCCTGAGTAGAGTTGTCGATATTATGAGATACGGACATTACATACCCAGCAAAGGCAAGCCCGGTATCAGCTTCGTCAAACACTACGGCTGGATACCCAACGGCAATAAACGGATCAAAAGATATGGACACGGATAAGCGGCGCTGTGCATAGCGGAACTGCAGAAGCTGCCTGTGGCAAAGGCCCATCTGCATCACCATATACTTTTCAACGTCTTCATCCTCGCATGTCATTATCCTCTCGCGGCACCACCCCCACCATGCCGGAGTACCTACTTCCTGCACAAAGGGGCCGACGTACTTCTCCATTTCGAGCATATTTCTGGTCATGCCCTTGAAAGCCTCAGGAGTGTTAAGCCATTCTTCAGTTACACCTTCTTCCTGCGGGTAAAACCGCGTAGTCGCATCTCTTAGAAAGTCCTCATCAGTGGCCCCATCAGCCCGCAATGTAGACATAGGAGTGCCGACATCAGGTACGCGCACACGAGTTACAGGCCGCGCAAAGTTTTCATTAGCCGAAATGCTAAGCACCTGCGACCTAAAAATAACATTGCACTGCGGCGGTATAGACTCAGAGAGTATTGGCTTAAGATAGCAAGTGCCCAGAGAGGTTATCTCTTTCGTTTTTTCTTGTGACTGCCCGGCCCCTACCTGGGACTGCCCGGCCCCTGCCTGTGATTGCTCAGCATCGGCTTTGGGCGTCTCAGCCTGCTGCTGCTCAGCTTTTGGTGTTTCAGCTTGCGATTGCCCAGCCTTAGCTTCCTGCTCTGCTTTTTTAGCCTTGGCCTCGTTATCGCTCTTAGCTTTTTTGTATGCTTGCATAAGCGAGTCTGCCGCCTGCTGCTCAGCATCAATCTTTTTAAGATCCGCTTCACCTTGCACAATAGCGCTACGCGCCTTAGCATTTGGAGGAGTAGCTTCGAAATACTTATTAAGCTCTTCCTGCTCCCATTTTTCCAGCATGGAACTTATCCCTCCGACTTCTTGCCACCGCCGACCAAGATCCTCCTTTCTTTTAAGCATCTGGCTTTCTATGTCGCGCATATCGGCAAGGCGCTCTTCTACATACGCACGCTGGCGCCCAAGAGACTCCTTATATGCAGAAAAGCGAGCCTCAACATCTATACTTTTTGTTACGTGCCCACTGAGTATATATCTATTAGCTGCGTAAGCAGCTCCCGCATAATTTAGACGCACTGCAGTGTCTGATACATCGAACCTATCCTGGGCTGCCGCAAGTAAGCTTTGCTGCATTGACAGCTTAAAACTTAGGCTCTCAGTACCACTGGTACCATCCGCTTTGCCTTGTGCTTCAGAAGCTTCCTTTTTAAAATCAGCAATCCTTTTCTTTGCCTTATCTAAAGAAGCCGCACTGAGCTGCTCATTTCTTTTCCCAGCTTCCTCAGTTGCCTTATCCAGTGCCGCCTTCTTTTCCTTATCAGAAGGCGTTGCTGACGGTTTCTCCTCCTTGGCTTTTTCCTGCTGGGACGCCTTAGCCTCCTCCCTGGCATCCTCTGCATTCTTCCTGGACTCATCTTCTGCAGCGCTACTATTTTCAGACGTTGAAGACGAGACGGCCTCCTTTGTCTTGCAATAAACAGGAGAGGCAGGCATAGCAAACTCAAACTCCAACGGATCAAGCATATACTTAATCAAATCCATGGCCGTGCTAAGCTTCTGCGTTTGCCCGGTAAAGGCGTTGGTTAGCTCGGTTACGGTAATCTTCTTTTTAAGACCAGCCATAATGGGAAAGAACACGGCGGAAACATTCTTTTCGCCCTCTTTTGTTTGCCAGACGTATTCTTTACCTTCCTTAAGTTCGTCAAAGAAAGGAACCTTCAGGTATCTGCGCTTTCCTTCTTCCTTCTCGCGAATGAGCTTAAGGCGCTCTGCCTCGCCACTGTAAAAAACAGAATAGGCGGTACGCTTGTACAGCTCATTAGAATGTCCGCTGGCCATGTAGTTAAATACGTTCTGTATATACTCGTAGGGGAATTCTATTGCGTCTGCTTCGTCTTTGCTATTTCTATCAGGAAGCCCTTGCAGCATGAAGCATTCAGGAAACGAATACACGCCAGGGTAGGCTGCAGCATCCACTATCATGTTGCTTTTAGCGTACTGGAATATGTCAGTCATCTGATTCACATACTGAATGCGGTAATCGTCCAGCATGGCAATTACGCCAACAGCCTGAAAAGAAATGGCGCGTTGAAAGGCAGACGACATATACGTCCTGGCTGTTATCTGCCCCTCGAAAAGAAGCAGGTAATCCCTAGTATAGTCGTCCGCGTCAACGCCATACACGTCTTTCTGGAAAATGTGCACAGGAACACGGTCGTTGCGGCCGACATCAAAAAGCCTGGCATCAGCCGGAACAACTATGGTAGCTTGTGGAGGCTGGTTTACCGTACTCTGGATAGTAACCTGGATGCACGGCATAAGAACACCAGCAATATAAACCTTCGTATCTGCAAGATATGTATTCATTTCGGCCACACCGTCTTAATAAAGTCAGCGCCCTTCGGAAGCTTATCCGTTATGCTGGCATCTACCCCAAAAGCCTCAAGGTGCTCACCATTCTCATAATCAGCCATGACAAAGTTTGTATCCCCTACAGCCTGTATTTTAGTCACAGCTATGGTAAAAGTTACGTCAACCGTATCCTCAGAATCAGAACGGTCCGTCATAGTCATGGTAGTCCAGGGTCCATAAATATCTATGCCCTTAACGCGAAGCACAGGTACTTCCCCGGAACGGGAAACAGCATACAGCCGCAATATGTTTTTATATGCATTTGCCATGTTTACGCGGCCGTAATTATCAGGTGTTTCCGGCAAGACACCCGTGCACGTTGCTTGCGCTGGGCTCTTCCCAAAAACAAGAGTGCTGTATGTATCACCCTGATGCGACTCCACCTGTAAATGATCCGCAAGGGTTAAATCCATGCTCGTCAGAACAAGGTCTATGTCCAATTCTCTATAGTGCGCTATAATCCTTGCCCTTCCAGAAAAATCTATGGAATAGGGGCCTTGAAACGGAGTGGCGTAGTAACTGCCATCATCGTTATATTTGCTGCGGTAGTCGTACCGTGACTGGCTTGTTTTATCCGTATAAACAGAATCAACAGCCCTGCTGAGCGGAGTGACAACCTTTTGTACGGCGTCATTTATCTTGCTAAGTATAGGGCTTACGGTCTTATCAACGGCTGCCTTTGCCGCAGCCTTCGTAGGCTTTATCAAAGATGCTGTAGCTAGAGGCTCTTCCATGGCTACTCCGTAAGCTTAGTTACCCGGCTATTCGGAAATCCATTACCCTGTGACGGCGCTGCTAAAGAAACTGCCTTAGCATTATAAGCCGATGCGTCCTGCGCTCCATCCTTCTTCACGAGCGATGCACCTTTAGGGCTTTGAAAAGTTGGGTTATCTGTAGATTCGTGCAGCTGATTATCATACTCATACAATAGCTTATCGCCATTGTCCTGATTATAATTATAAGCAAGCCCCTCTAATGACACCGTCGTAAAATCCTCAAGCTCATTACTCTCATTAACGACAAGCTGTGTAATAAGCATGTTAAAAGTAGTGTGCTTAATAACAACCTGCAAATCGTAGTTTGGCTTATCTGTGACCCGCGGGGTGTATTCCCCAAAATAGCGCTTTAGAAATTGTACGCGGTGGTCAACGTCCCTGCCAGACGCAAGGTATCCTGTAATCCGTACATTGATAGGCTGAGCCCCCATAGCATGCATGAGATACGCGTGGGCGTGCGTATCATGCAGCGCGTACTTCTCATTATGGTCTTCGCTAAACTCAGTAATTATCATCTCCCAGAACACTGAGTTCGGCCCCCTAAAGTACGCTTTACCCTGCATGCTCAGAGTAGCAGCGTCCGAAGTAGGTATGTATCCATGCTCAAATACGGACTGCTTACCCGTCGCCTTATTAGTACCTTCAGCGACAGGACTAACACCTATATGCTGTAATATCGCATTGCCTATGGAATTCATTTCAAATCTATTCCACCGCTGTTTCCACCAGCATTATTGATGTTAACCCAGATTCCGAGCCCGGGAGTAGATGCGCGCCTTGCCATATCAGAAATAGCAGTAAGGTCTCCAGAGAATGGTGCTGATTTCTCACCGGGCTTGTCTACCGGGGATGTCGAGTTAGGAGAGTCTCCGACTTGATCTATAAGTCCAAAGTTTCTTAGCTGCTCTGGGTTGAGGATCATCCCTGTTATCTGAGTATCAGCAAGACTTAGCCCTGCGACTTTGTTCAGGCCTTCCTCTAAATACTCACGCTGAGACGCCTCGGTTTTTAACACGTCTTGCGTGAGAGACTTACCGCTTAGCCACTGTACGTACATAAATGGCGCCAAAAGCCTATATTTTTCAGCGGCAGAAGAAGCTTCCATTGCCTGGGCCACTTGCAGGCCATTATTCACTGAAGCTCTACTTCCAGTGTCGAGCATACCAGCAATACGGTCAATATTGATTTGCTTCTGCTTATAAAGATCACTCAGTCCAAGCGTATCAAGAATTTTAGTTAAATTTGTCTCAGACGCCAATTTTTTGGTGTCTATCCCTCTCCCAGAGAGCCCTAAATACTCAACTATAGAATTATAGTCTTTTTCAGATATGGAACCATTTTTGTTTTTTATTGTACTTATAATAAACGGCAATATTCCAAAGCCGCGGACATTAGGCGCATGTTCCCGTGTAACACTATGAAAAAACTCTGTAAATTCTTTTGCCTCTTGAGAGTCCGTTTTTATACCAAGGCGTTCCAACATAGCGGCAGAAGCGTTTGTCGCAGGTGTAGATGAGTAAAACTTATCAAACTGCCTTTTCATGCTAGCTTGAAAAGAATCATCACCGGACAACGCCGCAAAGGCATATTTTTGCACATCATCAAGAGACACGCCTTTAGGAAGAACTAATTTCTTTTCCCCCATAGCCTTTTTTAAGGCAGACAGTGTTAACTTCTCATAATCAGTATTCTTCGAAAGAAACTCATCAAGCTTATCTACGTCAACATTAAGAGCCTTTAACCGCTTTTTCATGCTGTCCCTAACTTTATCAGGACCCTCCTTACGTATTTGATTATAATCAAAAAGCGCTTTACCAGCAGTCATGCTATCTATAATGTCATACAGGTAACCATATCCCTGCTGAGCAAGGTATTCTTTCGGGCTCTTAGCCTCCTTTGTGCCAATCATATCCAGGATAACTTCCCCGTCCCCTAGTTTTTTCAATGGCAAATTGATAGCAAACTGTTTTGCTATGTCCACAATACCTACATTTCCCCTAGGCTCAAGCATCCCAATAGCCTGCTTAAAAGCGGCTTCTTGATTCTTTCTTATTTGCTCACGCTGCTCCTGAGACTTTACCGGATTTTGCGACCTGTATATATTATTCCACCTTGCCAAATCAGCAGCAAATATACCGCCGCTCGCTAGTAAGTTAACCGCGTCTGAAACATATCCGCCTTTGTCATTTTTTCTAAAAGTAAGCGTACCGAGCTTTCCTGCATTATATTTTACAATATCACCGGAAAACTTATGCTCCTTAGCTTTGTCTGCTGAAAGCTCAAAGTGGTACTGGCTGTAGTATTTGAAAAACCGCTCCTTAGACATCCTAGTTGTCCGCGCACCCCGATGTATAAACACCGGTTTCCCATTTTCCATAGTCCAATAGCCAACGTGATCTATGTTTCCTATATCTCCGCCAATACCGCGCGCTATATCTCCATCAAAGCCAACAACAACGCCTTCGCGTACCCAATTCTCCTCCTTAGACATGTCTAACAATTCAGCCCCGCCGGCAGACACCGCGTCCAATATTTCCATTGATGTGCGCGGTACAAACTGATTACCTTGCTTCTTAAAAAAGAGCTGAGTAGCGCTTTCCATGTCGATATCCATGGCATGTGCTACGTGCATGCCAACAGCCGAAGCAAAGGCTGAGCAATCAATGGCTTTATACTTACTACCATCCTTTCTTGTAAAAACTGTAGGTAGCTTATCATACTTACCCTGATAATACTCTTCTAGTGCATCTTTTCCTACTGCTTTGTGGCCTCCTGTTATCTGGTATTTTATCCCATTAGCCTCCATCCACCGCTCTGCAGCAAGCAGGGCGCTTCCTAAATTTCTACGCTTTAACTCAACCCCTGCAAAGTTAGCTAGCCCTAAAGCTCCACGGTCACCTCCGCCAAAGTACGCATTATAGGCACTGGCCGGGAGCCTTCCATCATCTTGCCGACCTACAGTCAACCCCAATTTGTCACTCAGCCCGACATACTTATCATGCAGCCCGCCTATCCCCATAAAAGCCTCGGTTATTGTATTGCCAAGTCCTTTAAGGATCGGTATCACGCCTCCCAGTCCTTCATTATACGTTTTCTGGCGATGCTCTTCATTAAGCTCCTTCAGCCGTGCTTCACGGCGCTCCTGGGCGCGCATGGCTTCTTCCATGGGAGCGTTTACAACTCTTGAGTGGAAAAGGCGGGCCTGGTCTTCTGTATAACCCATCTTCTGCAAGCCAAGCTGGGTCTGCTGATACCTATCCAGCTGTATGCCCATGCCCTTAGCCATCTCTTCGCCCATCTTATGCGCAATAAGCAAAGTCATCTGGTCAAGCTTCGTCTGCGGCACAGCATCAGCAAGCTTTGTCGTAAGGTCAGCATGGTTCATACGCTGCAGCAAGTTAAACTTAGGATCATTAGCCATCCTGCTAGTGCCGCCGCGCACCAAGTCGCCATGCCCCATCTTTCCGCTCATCAGGCCATTATACAGCTCGTCAAAGCGGTTCATGTCTATGCCTGTGGCGCTCTGGTTGGACACATATGGAATCATATAGTCCATCAAAGTACGCTGCGTCCTGGCCGTAGTTTCGGTAACTGCCTGAACAGCGCCGGACATGCCGCCCATGCGGGCAAGCTGAGCAGGCGATATGAGCCCCTGCCTACGCATTGTTTCAAACATGGCGGCATTCGCAGCCATAGCCTCACCGCCACGCAGCGGATCAAGCCCAAGCTGCTGGTACATCATCATGCCAGGCTTCACATATTGCTCGACAAGCTGGGCATGCGATATGCCTGCTGCCCTGGCAAGTACGCCTTCTCGGCGTATCGTGCTCACCTGGCTGGCCATATTCGTGATGCCAACATCTTGCAACCGCTTAAGATGCTTAACAATATCCTTAAAGTCAGACGAGCCGATAACGTCCATTACCTGTGACGTCACCTTGCGCAGCTGCTTAAGCTTATCCTTGTACTGCTCTGCAGTGTTGGCGAAGTCAAACATGCCCTCCTGCATGCCGACATTGAGCATGCTGCGGTAATCATCTTCCTTGAATAGAAAGTCATGTATGGCAGACTTGCGGATAAACCTGTCAATGTCTCGAGCCGCCCTGGTTGAAAAGCCCATGCCCGTAGCCTGGTCCAAATCCGGACCAGACGTTATCTTTGAACGAGTGGCATACTGAATCGCACGCGTCTCTCGTATGCGATCAGCAATGGCATCCCCTAAACTAAAAGTAGCCCCAAGCATAGGCATGGCAATACCAGCAGCCAAGCCTATTGGAGTGGCAATTGCTCCAAGCCCGAAAGCTTTAGCCAACCCCTTGCCAGCTAAGCCCCACGCCGCGCTTTGCGCCATGTCAAGCGGAAGTCCGGCCATAGAGGTACCGAAGGCCACAGACTTGTCAAGAAGCTGCCTGCGGGAATCAACTTCATAAGTTACTGGATTTACAGCAGGGTTATACGGCAAAAATCCAGTACCAAATCCGTTTGTGGCTATCATCAGGTTACGCATAAACCCTTGCTGCGCTGTCGGGATGATAGTGTGGTCGTATGCCGGCGGAGTCCTGAAAAGCCCATAGCTTGCCGGAGTAAGGTACTGCGCCGGAGGAAGCCCAGGCATGTTACCGCCAGTATAGGCTGACACGCGCAAAGGATCATAGTGCGTGATGCCAGGAGACATCATGTCATACTGTGACAAATACACATCCCTCTGCTCGGGAGTCATTCCATACAGGGCGTAACTAGCGGGGGTCAGCATTCTCTTTGGCCTCTATAACTTTCCTGTTCACTGTCTTCATGGCTTCGATAGCCTCGCCGAAGCCCATAAACTTCCCGTCCATCAAATGCAGGTATTTGCGGGAATCCTCATCCGTTGCCGCACTAGAGGAGTTTCCAACCATAAACGGATTCGTAATCAGTTGCGCAAGCTTGTCATACTGCGCCATAACCTGCTGTAAATAATCAGCGGCTGCCGGCCTGCCAGCCAAGGCTATCACATTCGCCTCAGCCAGCCGTGCACCCTTCCACCGCTCGATCGCATTGCCGACCATACTGCTGACATTGTACTCCAAGCCAAGCAGCCGGTACTGCACAGTTCCCCTGCTAAAAACAACCCCAGAGTTCTTTAGCTGCCAGGCTGCGAACTTTCCTTCTGGGGTGCAGTAAAATTTCGCAAGGCCCAGTCTGACGTGGCAACGGCTACGGCACGGTCAAACACGGCAAGCTCCGTGCCGATGGCGGCAATAAGCGGATACGGCAATGACTGCACAAAGGCATACTGCGCATCAAAATCTTCTGGTTTCTCCAGGGAGAACGTCCGCTCACCGAGCTTCGTGAGCGAACCAGCAATATTGAGCATCCTGAGCAGATTAGAAAACCTTGGCATGGACATTCCCTTCGCATCAGCGGAGGTTTCATCAACGCGCCGGGCAACCTCGTCCTCCACCCATCCGCTGCGCATGGTGAAGCTGATAGGCACGCGCCCATTGAACAGCGTGGCGTTCCAGTCAACCGAGCCGTCCGTGATAATGGCATCAAGCAGGCGCATCACATCATCCTTGCTGATGTTATGCTCCTTGAGAAATTCCATGTATTCCTTCACAAGGGCATCGCCGTCATAAAGCTCCTCAGTAGGCGTCTTGTCGGTAACAGTAGGCACGGCGGCCTCCGTAACAAGCTTCTGCGGCTTCGTACCCTTCGTAGCAGTCCTAATATCCATACCTCACTCCTCTAAGCTAATCAGTAAAAACAAAAGCGTTCGGCACGGGCTTTATATGCCCGGTTATGCCATGGCCTACGCTGTCTCCTTCGCGTGCCACGGCCTTTCCTTCTATGAACCACACTTCCGACCCCGTGGTGACGTAGCATGTGCATCCGCAAGAGCCTATGCCTTTCGTACCGACCACGGCGATCTTCTTTCCCTCAATCTTTGCGAACTCGCAGGTTTCCGGATCAAGATGCCCGGTAACGTGCCCGTGGTCAGGGTTGTCGCAGGCACCCTCGAACTCGCACCCTTCAAAGGCAACTGCCTGAGCCATTACGCACCAGCCTTGGCCTGCTTCGGAGGCATGATGATGGGCTTGTCCTTAAAGTCGGACAGCGCCTTCTTCAGCTCGTCAAACTGCTTCGAGCAGGTGTCGCTCAGCGTCGTAGCGGAGTCCGTAACCTTGTTCTTAAGATTTCTCCAGGTTTTGGAAATCGCGCCTTCCGGATCAAACTTGTGCCCGTCTTTGCCGTCCTTAACAAAACCGAGCATTGCCCACGGGTCAGCTATGATAGCGTCGCCAAGCATCTTCACCTTCGTCCCGGCCTTGCAGCAGAAGCCAAGACACTTCTCTATGTCGTTCATAAAATTGAGGACATAGTTCAACCCAAAAGACCCAGACATAAACCCATTGAGCTTGTTCATCATCTTGGACAACGGGTTGTTAACGAGCGCATAGATGGAAGCCATGAAAGCCGATATCTTGGCGACAATCATGTTCTTGAAGTTCTCAAACAGGGTTTTTGGCAGGTCCAAGCCCTTCTTAATTGCGTCCATCAATCCCCTTGCCGTCGTGCCTATCATGGCGTCCAAAATAGGGCATTTGAAAACAAGGTCTATCGCGTCGATCAGATCCTGAAGCCCAAACCTGAAATCAAAGTTGATGTTCTTCAGGAAATCTATGTAGGACATAATCTGCTTGAGAATCTTCTCAAATGGAATAGTGAACATGTTCACTACCTTGCGGAGAAGCTTCTTTATGCGCTTTATCATGTCCTTGAGAGTGTTGAACATCTCCCTGTACAAGGACAGCAGCGTTTCGCAGGCTAAAACAGCTATGGCACTGATACCCATTATCAACCTCTTGATATATTGAACGAAGAACAGGACAGCGTACACGCAGCGCCCTTAAATCCTGGAGGTGACGATATGGAAATGCCGCACACCTTCAGGTTAAGCAGCCGCGTAGTGATATCGAACTGCAGCAGCGCAGTAACGTCCTTCTTCAGCAGCACGGTTTCGCTATCGTTAAGCAGCACGGAAACGGACCGCGACTTCTGCACAGTCGTTTCCTGGTCGCCCTCAACAGTAAGCTTATCCTTCAGCTTGACCGTGACATCCCTATTTCCAGACTTCTTCGGACGGTTACCTGGAATGGTAACGCCAGCCACGGTAATGTCATCCGTGTAGTCCTCTCCGTACGCCTGGCGTTCGGCCTCGGAAGGGTCGTCGCCTATAACCTCGACCTGGTCGCCGATAACGTAGTGGTACTCGTTCTTATTGACCACATGCGTTGAGTTGCCGCCAATCCGGAGGTCGTTATCGTCGGTCATCTCCGTCGAATAGGTTCCGTCTATGCCAACATAGGTGTGCACATGGTTGCTTCCTAGCGGATGATCAACAAGCAAGGCAAACCGCGCATTAGGATCGCCTGGCACATTGCCAAGCGCCATCTTCACGGAAGTCGCCGGAGCATCGTCCGTTGCAGATTCATCGCTGTAGCTGGCCCCTCCGGTAAACAGAAGGCTTGTTCCGCCATTCGGCCCGCCACCAGTAAAACGCATCATGCCGACGTCTGATGCCACCTCGAATTCACGGGCGACAATGCGGCAAAAGTCCTTCCCAGCGCCAAGCTGCACCTGCGCCAAGGGAGACGCCTGCAGAATAGCAAGTCCGCCAGTGCCGAGCAGCAGGAACCCTCCGTTGTCAGCCTGAAGAACCTTGTCTCCGGGCAGATAGTCGGAAAAGCGTCCAGCAACGTAATCATTAGGGTTCTCGCTGCGCGAATATGTATCTGCGCCAGTGTCCGTCCCCGTCGTGCTTGTTATCCCGGAAGCGGAGATGGCTTTGCGCATGGGCAGCGTTCCAACAACGTACCACTGGGCGTCAACGTATGCCAGCAGGGCAAGCTGCCCCACATAGGTCTGCGTTACGGTAAGGTCGTTTGAGAAGGTTCCACCGGCGGTGCCCATGATGGGCACGTTCTTGATGACGCCGTCCCATAAGGAAAAGCTGACGTCGCAGGTGCACGTCTTAGGCTCGAAACTGATTATCGTTCCTGTGCGGAAAGGGCTCGTGTTCATGCCTAAAGATTGCCCACCTGGTAGGCAAATATCAGCATAAAAAATGGCTGCGCACGCCGGAGGATGAGCGCACGCAGCCTAGGGGGAGGGGTGTGGAGGTTGATTTAGTTGTTGCCGTTCCAGCTGGACCAGCCGACCACGCGGTCTGCCATGAAAGTAACCTGCTCCATGACCATGGCCTGTCCGGACTGGAGGCTCATGGTGCGGTTAAGCAGCACGCAGCCTTCAATGTATTCGGCAACGCCCTTGCCGGCGTCGAACTTGCTGTTCGAGGAGGCGAGGGAGGAGGGGCTGTTGTAGATGACGCCCATGCCGAACGGCACGCGGAAGAGGTCTTCCTCGATGTTGGAGAACCATTCGCCGACTTCGCCGTTGGAGGCGTTTTCGTTGAACAGCTTGCCGTCGTAGTAGGTGCTGTTGACGTTCTTGGCGATGCTGTCCGGGATGCTCTGGGACTTGGACAGGGCGCGGAGCAGTTTGTCGCCAATGAACATCAGGCGCGTGATGGTCCCCTGCACGGGGTTGTTGGTGGCCGCAAAGATGTGCCGGCGGGAGCCGATGGCCTTGAGGGGCTGCACGTTGCGGGTTTCCGTGTAGGAAATCTGGTTAAGGAAGCCGACGGCGTACATGCCGCTGGTGTCCTGGGCGTCCTTGAGGCGGGGCGGCCCGATGAGCACAAGGCAGTCGTCAGGCAGAATCAGGTTGAGCTGAGACTCATCGTGGTTCTGGTTGATGAAGGCGTGCTTGTACTCTTCGACCCAGGAATTGACATCATTCACCTTGCCGGAGATGGAATCCTTGTAGATGTTCCAAGATCCGGTAGGCCCGAAAGTAACTTTGGAATAATCGGCGTTCGAAGCCATGAGTGCCTCCGGACTACACGCTTATGACGTGCATGGCAATGGTGTTGAGGGGGTACGGGAATTCAACGTCCGCGAAGGCTTCGATGCGGTCGCGGGAAACGTCGCTGCGGCGCACTTCGTTGACGCTGTAGGAAATGACAGGGGAGCCAATCTTCGGATAGGACTCCAGGCGGAGGTTTTCCAGCACGCCGGTGATGGCGGTGCGGACTGCCGCAAGGGTGCTTTCCGTGATGTTCCACTTACCGATGAAGCGGTCGAGAACATCCTTGAGGATGTAGCACACGTAGTCGAAGTTCTTCACGAAGGAGAGTTCCTGGAACTCGAGGGCGCTGCGGTCCGTGGTCAGCTGATGGCGGATGCTGGGCACTGCCGTGGGGGCTTCCTGCACGAAGATGAACGTGCCGCCGTCGGCGATCATGTTCAGCTGCTCGCGGTTGAAGTAGTCGCCGGAGTGCTTCACGGCGTCAATGCCCGCAATGGAGGTGCGAGTGAAGCCGTAATGGGGCTGCAGCGTGGCAACCGCGCCGGCAATGGCGCAGCACAGGTAGTAGCCGGGGAGCTCTTCGCCGTCGATCACGCAAACATCAGGCCACACGTTGACGAAGCGAGGGCTGCCATAAGACTTGGACACAGCGGCAATGGCCTTGGCCTCGTCGACCTTGGACACGTTCTTCTTGATAATGCGGTAGTTGACCAAGTCGCCTGCGGCAAACACGCCCGTGGCCAGCGTAACGCCGTCGACCAGCGTTGGCGTGGGGCCGGTGAGGCTCTTAGCTGCGTCAAGCACAATGAGCGTGTTGGTGACTTCCTTGATTGGCAGACGATAGGAAACGATTTCCGCGCCTTCCGCAGGAGTCTGCCAAACCTCAAGGATGTCGTTGGCGTCAACGCCGTCCTCGATGAAGGAGCCGTCCAGGTCTTCGATGCGGCGAAGCTTTTCACCCATGAGCTTCACGGTGCCGTTGCCCTCAGCGAGGACAATTTCCTTGGGGAACTCAGTGCAGCCGAACGCAACACGCCACTGGCCGATTTCAGCCTGGCTCATGGCTTCCGCATGCTGCTTGAACATGGCAAGCACACCCTTCTGGAAAGTCAGCGGAACGATGGAGTACAGCGGGCTGTAGTGCTCGATCTTGTCCTTGGCGGCGGTGTAGCCTTCAAGATCGTCCGTGTCGATGCCAACATAGTAGATACCGGTGTCCGCGGAGTTGGCGAGGGCAACGCTGAGGCCGAAGGCCAGCGGGTTCTCCTTGGTGATCTTGCCGCACTGGGCGATAATCTCATCGACGGAGTAGACGACGCCGACTTCGGAGAGATCCTGGCGGAGCGCCTTGAAGCCGACATAGATGTTGGCGTACACGACATCGGCGTCCACCGTCGTAGTGCCGACCTTCACTTCGACCTTGATGCCGGAGGGAACGTCAAGCGAATCATCCGCAGCCGTATAGCTCATTCCGGTAACGTCAGCGAGCTTCTTAGTAAAGTCGCTGACAGTGCGGCACACGTATCCGGTAAGGCCGGAAAGCACGGCTCCGGTGTTGTCCAGGGGAAGAGGATTGCTCAGGCGGGCTTTATCCCCGGTAATGGACACGACGCGCCAAGTGCCTTCCTGGAACGTGTCGTCAACCGCGAACTCAATGTAATCGCCGACCTTCACCGCCGCGAGGGCGTCTGTGTCGAGGGTAATCGTAGAAACGGAATCCGCGCTGGCAGTAACCGAAATCGTGGACACCTGCGCCCTGGGGGAGGAAAAGAGCACCTGGATGGTGGACTCGTCTATGATGGCGCCTGCCGTATGCAGCGAGGTAAGGTAAGCGCTCAAGCCCTCGCGCCCGTACGTCCCAAGGTAGGCCGTGGCCGCGTCCTCAACCGGGTCGACAACATCATAGCAGGGGCCGATGATGCACGCCGGCAGAGTGGCAGTCTCCGTAGAGGTGCTCAGGCTGGCATACTCCTGATACACCATTACTAGGGGTTCGATATAGGCCATTATTGAAACCTCATGCTGATGGTTTAAGTTGTTTGATTAAATATTGTCCTATCGGGCGCGTTAATTATACCTCGGATATCCTGCAATATGTCGGCATTCGTGGAATGGTCCCACTTGTACTGCATCACGTACTGCATGGACAGGTCGACGGCAAAGCACTGGTCGTCCTGCTCCATAGGCTGCGCCTGCGTCATCGTGACAGCCCTTACCATGTGCAGCGGAAGCAGCACTGGCAGCAAGGCCCGCATCTCCATGAGCATGGCGAACACACGCTCGCCAAGTATGTCCGCCTCCGCCCGCTTCCTGCTGAGCACATGCACGTCGACTGCCGATTCAACAAGGTTGGATGCCTGCCTGGACGCCTTCGGCATGCTGAACGTGGCAACGTCGCCGAGCATGGCGACGTTGAAGCTCTGCATGCCGCGCCCGACCGTTATCAGCGGCTTGTTCGCAACAACCGAGGAATCCTTGTTCAATGCGGTATCGAACAGCACTCCGGTAAGGTCGAGCTCATTGCAAAAGCGGTAGGGGTCGTCTTCCGGCAGCCTGCTGAAATACATCTTGAGAAGCAGCATGGCCACTTCGGTGACGTGCAGCGGCGAGGCATAGGGAACAAGCTTGCTCCCGATGGGCTTCTTCAGCATTACCAGTCAATCTCCCTGTAAAGCGGGGAATCGTCTTCCGTGTTGGACGCCTGCGCCGCCTGGGCAACAACCGTGCCGCCCATCGCAATGATGCGCGGCTCGGCGTTGAACACCTTGAACACTTCCTTGGTGTCGTAGGTGACAAAGAAATCCTGGTCGTGGATGGGAGGCGCCCCGATAATGATGAACGTCTCTTTCACTCCGCCAGGATTCTTGGTGTTGCCGTACGGGCCTTCCATTTCATAGTTCGGCCCGAAGTCAACATACGCCCAGAACTCGCCGCGCTTCTTCCAGGCATTGACAATGCCCGTGCCACCGCACTCCTTGCAGGAGGACGAAAGCGTTTCGCCGGTTATCACGTTCGTGCATTTAGGGCAGCGGTGCGTGCCTTCCAGCGTGAAAAGCACGATCTTCTTCCCGTTGTACAGCCTCGCCCACGTTTCAAGGTCGCGCGTGATTTTTGACGCGTACCCGGTCAGGTATTTCTGAGTGGGAAAGCGCTCGAACTCGTGCGTATCCTTGGGCGCGGAAGGGCCGTACTTGAGGAAGTCTTCCAAGCTAGCTCCTGAAGTTGTACTCGTTGAGGTAGGCGTACGGCGAGCCTGATCCGCCCCAGGCCTTGTCAAGGTTCTGGTACTGCTTGTACTCGGCTATCTTCTGGTCAAACAGCTGCTTATAGTACGCAGCAAGGCGGTTGTACTGCTCAAACTTGTCGTCGATGCCAGCGTTCAGGCCCTGTGCCGAGTAAGTCGCCTGGTTGCGGAGCTGTCGCTCCGCCTCCGCGTTGCACAGGTGGTGCAGCGTGCCGTAGAGCATGATGGTGTCCGATGGGAACTTCGCAACCGTGGCTTTCCCGACGGGAGGCACAATGTTGAAGTCGTTGCAGGCGAGCTTCATGCAGAACATGATGAGCTCGTCAGACGACTGCAAACGCCCTTCGAGAAGGACGTTCATCGGCTCGATGTCCTTGCAGTACAGGCGTATGTCGGCAACGCTCAGGGCCATCTGCTATCCCCTGCGGCGTTTGCCACGCGGCTTCGGCTGCTCTTCGGCTTCTGCTTCAACAACAGGAGCGGGCTCTTCAACAACGGGAGCAGGAACTGGCTCTTCCACAACTTGAGCAGGAACAGGCTCTTCCACAACGGGAGCGGGAGCGGGCTTCGCCTTGGGCGCATCAACAACGGCGAAAATGCCATTGGCGATGCAGCTGCGGACATACGGAGTGTCAAGCTCTGGATGGCTATTCAGGTCGAGCAGGAAACCTGGCTTAAACAGAAAGCCGTGGCCCAGCCCATAGTATGAATTAGTCACATTCTTGATTTTCATCTCAACCTCTTAAAAAGGGCGGGGGCTTCCGCCTCCGCCCTCGGCTAATCTAAACGCGACCTTTTATCTGGCCGTTAGGGGTTGCTGGGGTCCGTGGTGCCAGTGCCCGTACCAGTGCCAGTGCCAGTGCCAGTGCCAGTGCCAGTGCCAGTGCCAGTGCCAGTGCCAGTGCCAGTGCCGCCAGCGGTGGTGGAGTTGTCAGGGTCAGCTTCCCAAGCAACACGGACGACACCCTTGGTGTTGCCGATGCCGAAGCCAGGCACTTCGTAGGTGTAGAACTCGACCATATGGCCTTCCGTCTTCAGATGCAGGATGGCGTCGTCAATGAAGTAGAACTTCGCGAAGTAATCCTGGCTGGTGAAGAAGAACATTTCGTTTTCGTGGACGATGTCGTCCTTGATGGTCGTAATGACCGGCACGCCCAGGAAGGAGTCTTCCCCTTCCAGGCCGCGACGATAATGCTCTTCCTGTGGGGTATGGCCGATCTCGTCAATCTTCAGCTTCAGAATTTCAGTGAAGGTGTTGGCATGCATCAGCACCTTGCCCATGGGCAGGCGGAGGCGGGTCATCAGGTTGAGACCACCAATGAAGTCATCCTTGAAATGCATGTCACCGGGGATGTAGATGGTCTGCTTGATGGTGCTGGGGCTGTTTTTGGCTTCAACGCGGTTCTTTTCAAGGATGTCGCGGAGCGTGCCCATGATGTAGGAATCTTCTTCCTGCTGAAGGGCCTTGACCTGATGTTCCTGCAGCCAATCCTGGATGGGCATGCGGATGGTCATCAGCTCGTACTTGCTCTTGCTCTGGCGCACGCTTTCGACGAGGCCGAAAGGAATGCGGAAGCGGTTGCCGTTGTAGTATTCACGGTCGGCAGTGCCCTTGAAGGGAACGAACGTGGCGGCAGGCGCTTCGGGAGCGATTTCGCAGATGATGGACGGCTGATCGTGTCCGATTTCAGGGTCCAGTTCGTCGGGGGTGACGGTGCGGGACTGGAACACGCGGCGGAAAATACCGTTTTCATAGAGCTTGGTGCGGATATACTGGGAGCCGTTCTCTTCGGCTTCCTTGATCTGCCCGCCAAAGACTTTCTCGCAGAAAGCGGAATTGAGCATTTCCGTGCTCACGGAGGTGGTGGTGTATTCAGGCATGTCTTCTTACCTCTTACTTGGATTCAAACCAGTGGATGCGGAGGATGCCGGTAGCGGCGTCATACGCAAGGACACGGCCGATGGCGGTATCATTGTCGCCAGCGGGCTTAAACTTGCCGCCAGTGCCAACGGTCACAAGGGCTCCGCCAGTCCAGGTGGCTGTGTCATCAAAGCAGTCTTTGTCACAGGTAATGACGCAGGGGTGCATGAGTCCGGTGAAGGTCTTATTCAGAAACTCGTGGCCAATAACGAACACAAGCGTTCCATCCGTAGGAACGGAGTTAGCAACGGAGCCTTCATGGTTGGCATCGAGCTTGACAATCATTCCTTCATGCAGCTCCTGCCCGGAAGCCGCCTTAAAAACCTCGTCGATGGCGGCGTCGCTGGGCCACCCTTTAGAGATCTGGTACATGTTTTTACCTCTTAGCTGAGCAGCCAGGCCGTGAACGCATCGTTGCCAGACACCACGCGGGTATCAAGGGATCCGTAGCTTTCCACGGCTGACGCCGTTTTAGTTGGGGTTGTTTCTTGCTTTGCTTCTGACAAAGTATTTGCGAAAGCCTCGATCTGAGAAGCGAGCTTCTCTATGAGCTGGGCCGTCGTTTCATTGGAATTACTGCTCATCGTTTCGCTCCAAAAAAGCGGAGGAAGTTCAGCACATGTCCTGAGTCGAGCTTTTCAGCCTTCTTTTCGACGCCTTCCGCGCGCAGGCTTTCTGCAACCTTGCGCAGCGTTCCGGCTATCTCCTTGATCTTCTCAGCGTCCATTGCGGATAAGCCTCCTCAATTCCTTCACGTCTATCCGGTAGGAAGCCTGCTTCTCAACAGGCTCCTTGCGGATGCGCTCTGCTTCCTTGCGGAGGCTCTCGGCAGTTTTCGTAAGCATGGCCGAAATGTCCATGTCCGCTCCTTAGTATGGCAGTGCCTGCGGGTATCCGCCCTGCTGCTGCATCATGGCCGGGTCAGGCTGTGCCATGGCCTGGTCAGGCTGTGCCATGGCCGGGTCAGGCTGAGCCATGGCCGGGTCAGGCTGAGCCATGGCCGGGTCAGCCGGAGGCGTCGCATCAGGCGGCAGGGACTGCGGATATGCTTCTTCGGGCGCAGCAGAACCTTCCGTCAAAGCCTGGGAAAGCAGTCCGGCAGCGCGGGCGGCTTCGGCAGCGGCGTCAGACGCGCTGGAAACGGCCTTGGCAACCTGCTTCATGGCTGCTGGGTCGGGCTGCAGCGCAGGGGCAGGAGCCGGCTCTTCGGGCGGCAGGCTTTCAGGATACACCTGCTCGGGGTTGGCTCCGTCCTGCGGCGGGAAGTACCCAGGCAGGTTCGGGCCGGCGGCAGGCGTCGGATACATCAGCCCGTAATTGGGATCCACAGGCTGCGGTGCGGCGCCGGGCATCATCGCAGGCTGCTGCTGTCCTGCCTGGGCGGCAGGGTCGGCAGCCATCGCCGGCATCGTGCCGGGCATGGGCATGGCGTCCGCAAGCTTCTTGAGGGTTTCCATATATGTGGCGTCGTACAGCTCAGCAAGCTTTTCCTGCGTAGCTGCGCGGCGCATGCTGGAAATGACGCTGTCAGCAAACACCTGGCCGAACAGGGCCGCTTCCTTCTTGAGGGCCGCCGTATGTTCGTTCACAGCCTCTTCGGCTATGTCCTTGAGGCTGTCGCTGAGCGTATCGTCGTCTTCCTTGTCACCAGTATCGTCCGCGGGCTGCTCCTCGCCCTTCTCCTTGTCCTCGGAATCGTCCTTGGCGTCTTCCGCCACGTCTTCCTTGGGCTCATCACCGCCATCGACGGTTTCGGGCTTCTCTTCGTCCTCGGCGACCTTCATCCTGCTGTTGAAGTCAGCCAGGATGTCGGAAATGCTGATTGCCGGTTTTTCAGACACGTTGTTATCCTCTTGTTTATGGCGCCGTAAGGCGCTGAATATCTGCTACATAAAGTTTGTAGCACCTAGTTTGCGAAATTCAGAAAAAATATTTGATATAAGCCGTTAATGCGTGGACATCATTCCGCGCTTAATATACCTTCCATTACGGAAGCCTCATTGTGGGGCGTCCATAACAATGGGAGGGAATCCTATGTGGCCGTTAGCCGTAATCACTGGCGCCTGTTGTCTCGGCGCCGCATACCTTCAGGGAAAGATAGCCCAGTCCGAAAGCGACCTTCCCATGATGAAACGCATGGCTCATCGCATCCGCAATGAGGCTATGCCGTGGGTCCAGTACCATGGCACACGGGTCTATCAGGGACAGCGCGTAACCATAAAGAGAACCGGAGAAAAAGTTATGCTTGCCGGCAAGGAGCTTATCGTCCAGGACAAGCGTGGCAAACTTGTTGTGTTCCACCCATATGTCGGAAAAGACGGCGTAGGGCGGCTCGGCAAGTGCAAGGTTCTCCGTGAGGCTTCGTTGCTCCACCGCCTGTTCGGGTAACGGTAACAGGGCAAGCAGCGTAAAGCCGCTTGCCCTTTTTTAGCTATCAGCGCCTGCCGAAAGGCAGCGCCGCCCCGGCAAGCCCGCCAAGCGTTACCGCAATCAGCGGATTTTCCTTGGAGAACTTCCCGACATGATTGCGGATGCGGTCAAAGTAGGAGTCGTTCTGCATCTGGGCCATGGGGTCGTTGTCATACACCCAGTCGTTGAAGGAGTAATCCAGTGCAAGCGCTGCCGGAATAGCCATGCCGGCTATGGTGGGCAGGCGCAGCGATGCGACTTTCTCCCTGTCCGGGTGCGAGCGCCAGGTATTTTTCATCAGCCCGGCGGACACTGTGCGCCCATCTTCCGTCTTCACAACCTTGTCAGGCTTGTTGCCCATCAAGAGATGCGCTGCAGGCAAGCCCATAACCGTGCCGTAAAGCATGGCATCTGCGCTGCTGGGAGCCGTAAGTACGGCGCCAATAGCTGCCGCGCCAAGCGCAGCGCCAAGCACCTTGCTCCTCAAGCCGCCAAGATTTTCAAACTGGGCCGTTTCCCTGATGTGGTATGGAGACGTCTTACTGCCATCCTTGAGCACGACAGGCTTGAAGTTGCTTCCCTGGGAAGAGAATATCTCCCTGGCAAGCCCAGGCACCTTCTCTTCCGTAACAGACTCCGCCATCTTGGAAAACACAGTGATGCGTATTTCCGCATGCGGGCGCATGGCACGCACAATGGAATCCCGGCGGACAGGGTCATCGAACTCGCCGCCATAATCGCCGGTAACCTCGCGGACTATGCCATCCAGGTGTTCCGGATGCTCATGCAGTATTCCGAGCGCACGGGGAATCATCTCCATAATGCTCGGAATCAGGCTCTCTGTGAACCCGTCGCCAAACATGTGCCTTCCGCCCATGTAGAGCGCGTCGCCAAAGGAAAGCGGAGCGCCAAGCGACGGCATCAGCGCAGCCAATCCGCCAGGGCTGACCTTCATCACAATCAGCTTCTTGTGTGGCGTGGACGGGTACTCAGTATCTTCAAATCCGCGCTCGCGGATGTCCCGTATACCCGTATGGTCCACAATTTCGCCCTTCACACGCTTGATTATGTCCGCCAGCTTATCCACGGCAGCAAGCTTCTGCTGATAGGCTTCAGCTTCTTCACCAAGCTCCGCAGAGGTTTTCTCAATGTCCTCGTATTCCATGCCTCCCTCCGAAGCTATCTTGTCCAGGGCAAAGGCAGTCGGATCGGCCGGGCGGTTCACGATGGAAATGTCAAAGAAGTGCGGGTCAGGGTTGTACGCGCAAACCTGGCGGCCATCCTTGAGAATCTTCTTCATGTGGTAGCGAAGATGCTCGCAGTACTTCATGCGGGATGGCGCCTTGTTGCCGCAGATGGAGCACTGGTCGAACGCTACCCTGCAACCCATGCTCACATACAGCTGCTCTCCGCGCTCCAGGCGCTGCACAATGGCGGCTGCGCCGTTGGCATTGCGGTCGATGCCGAGAATCATCTCCACGCGGTGCATGTCGTCGTTGTACCAAGTGAACACAGGCTTCCCTATCGACTTCGCAGGGTCCTTGTTCACATGGTGCATGAACACATGCGCCTCGTCCGTGAAGTAATGGTGATTCTTCTTCAGGTCTGCCTCGGTAAAGGCATCGCCATTCGAGTTGCACCCGTAGAACTCCTGCGCGGAAACGCCAATCACCCACAAGTAGGCCTTGCCGTCTTCCTTGCTCAGCTTGTCCCAGTAGTCCTGTATCTCGCTGGAGGCGGTCTTCTGGAAAATGCCGTCCTTGATCAGGCTTACCCTGGCTTCGCCGGTGCCCGGAACAGTGGCGCCAAGCTCAATCACTTTGTACATTTAAGCACGCCTTTGCTTTGCAGGTACTCAACCGCTTCCTTGGCCTTTTTCGCATCCTCAGCCTGCTTCACATGCAGGTAAAGTGCCGCGCCAAGCTTCTCCAGAATCGTTTTTCCGCTGATTATTTCCATAATGCCGCCAGTGACGGTGATTTGTTTTCCGCCTCGGCCATGGCCTTCTCTGTTTCAGCAAGCGTCTTCAGCGTCTGCAGGTCAACGCGCCCAAACGTCATGAACTGGCGCAGAAGCTCCTTCGTAGCCACCTTGTCCAGCGACGTGCGCGGAGCATAATGGTAAATCGTCGTGTACCACTGCAAAAGCTGCGACTTATCCATGTCCTTGAACATCGGATCCCAGCAAAGGCTCTCAAAAATGGCCTTCCTGCGGTTGTCGCCCTTCAGCTTGTCATACAAAACGCCGAGGCTGGTCGCTCCGAGCACCAGTCCAGGGATGAATGCCTTTCCCGCTCCCTCCTGGAGCAGCTTTGCAAGGGAAAAGCCGTTGTCCGCGGCTCGAACAAGCTGCCACTGCTGCTTGTCGTCAGCTTCCTTCTCTAAACTCTTAGGATAATCAGCCATTTCCAGGCACCTTCTTAATGCTTGGAGCCAGGAAGCCCGGCTCAAGGTAATAATCGTTGTTCAATGGGTCAGAATATGCGGTCGCGCGCGCTATCGGGTTGTTTTTGCCAGCCATGCTGAGCAAAACAGCCGCCAGAGGAGCTCCAAGGAGCACAGGGTACTTTGCTGCGCCCTGCACGGTATGCCCAATGGTGCCAATTGCCGCTTTTGCCGGGGCAGTGAACATATTGAACAGCACCCCAGCCGTTTTTTCATGCCGTTTCTGCATTTCTCCGAGCTGCTGTGCAGTAAGGGCCGCTCCGCCTGCCGCTACGGGGGCTCCGAGAAGCATTGCCTTGCGAAGTTTAGCCCTGCGGGCCGCCTCTGCATAGACGGCGCCACGCAAGTTTGCGCCACGGAGCATCTTGTACAGCATCCCCATGCCGCCAGCTGTCGCTGCAGCAGACATTAGCTGCCCGGATAATGCGCTGCCTTGCTTCAGCAATGCCGCTTTGCCCCTCAAAGTGATCATTTCAGCACCTTTTCCTTCCACTGGCGGATAAAATCATCACGAAATGCTTCAAGCTGCTCAATTTCCGAAGAAATTTCGGCGTGCTTGCGCATATTTTTGTCAAGGGAACGCATAATCACCAGTTCCGGAGCCGAATCGTCGATAAAAGATGCAATTTTTACCTGTTTCGGCTCAATTTTAAGCGCGGTGGCGATGCCTTTGACTACGGAAGCGGCGGTTTTCGGGAAAAGAGCCTGCGATTCAGCTGCAAACTGGTCGAAATCGGCCAGTTTATACAGGAACATGCGCCGCAAAGCGGACAACTGGCCTCCCATTTCCTGCTCGCAAGCCGTTTTTTCGACTTTTTTCTCGGCAATATGCTTTTTTGCAGAGTTATACTGCGCCGCAGTCTTGCCGAGAGCACGATCAACACGGGCTTTTGCCTCTTCAGCCTGCTGCGCATGTCGCTGAGACACCGCATCCATGTTGTTTGCGGCAACAGCGACGCCGCCAGCGGCCACCGGAGCGCCAACAGCTGCGCCGGTAAGCAATGCTTTACGGCGAAATGCCTGCTGCGCCCTGTGATTTTGGATAGCCATGGCCCTCTGGAACTTATGATTGTTCCTAGCCATAGCAACATAAAGCGGCGCAGTGTACAGCAGCGGGCTGGCAGCCAGCTGGCCAAGAATCGCTGAGCCAAACAGCATCGGAGCAACTACAGCCTGCTTCTCAAGCCCGCCAAACCGCGTCACCGGGAACTCAGAGGCGGTTTTCTCTTCCCCCTCCTCTTCCTCATCTTCTTCGTCAGGATGCGTCTTTCCAAGCACACCGCTTACGCTGGCAAGCGTAAACGTGCCTTTCTTATCACCGGAGCTGCGCAGGTACAGCACGGAAGCTGCCGTATTGCTCTTCTCCACAAGGCGCTTGATTTCTTCCGGCGTAAGGTCGCGCGCCTTCGCTTCGCGCACGACGCCGTCCTCAAGGTCAACGCCATCCTCAATGAATGCGCGGGCTATCTTGTCTGCCAATTCCTGAAAAGGCACGCTTGTAAATTCCATCAGCCTATCTCTCCATCTATCTGTTCCGTTATCTTGGCCTCGCTGTCCACTTTTACGAGCACCTCAAACAAATTGTTCGCCGTTTCCATCTTGTCGCTGCTCAAATCCTTGAGCGCCTCGTATGCCTTGAGCATGAGCTTCGCGTGCTCAATGGCAACCTTCATCGTGGCTGAGTTCATGGACACGTAGTTCATGGCCATGGCCTTGTACGCCGTCGAGAGGAACAGCCTCTGCACAATCTGATCCTGTGCCTCGGACTTCGGAACGATGCTCATGTACTTGAACAGCACAAATTCGTAGCCGAGATTGACCGCCATTATCTTGAGCGTGCGCTCCTCCGGGTCTGGAAGCTCCTCAAGATAGGCTATCATGGCCAGCTTGTTCCTGAACCTGGAAGGGTCAAAGAACAATTCCCGGTAAATATCCATGGCCTCCTGCGGCAAACCCAGTGCTTCTGTAAAAACATCGTCTGGGCATCCGCTGAGCATGAGCGCCTCGACAATGCGGCGCTGCCAAAGGCTCTCATGCACGTCAAAAGCGGCTTCGGCATCTGCGTTTTTCACGGGCTCCTTGCGGCAATGCCTGAGATAGAGCAGCTGCGCCTTGGAAAATCCCTTGGGAGCGCCCTTCTTTTTAGCCCACGCTTCTACCTGAACCGCTTTTTCATCCATGCTACGCCATGCTCACATACGTTTGCAGCGAAGACGCCACGTCGCCAAGCAGCTTGAGCATCTTCCTGCACGAGCCAAGCAGGTCGCTGTACTTGTCTCCGCCGTAGAACTCTTCAAGCGACTTCTTTTCCAGGCAGAGCAGCAGGATAATGCGGCCAAGCTTGTCCATCAGGTTGAGGAAGTCAGGCAGGTAGTCCACGAGAAGCTGCTTGATGTCCGGATCCTGGGCAAACGATGCCAGGATGCCGGTATCCACCGCCTGGGGATCGCCAGTGGCCATGCCAGCCTGCATTGGCTGCGGATTGAACATCGGGGCTGCCGGCGTACCTGGCTGCATTCCAGGCGTCATTGGTGCAAAGTTCTGCATATTGCCGCCGGGCATCTGCGGTGGCGTCGGCGCCTGCGGAGGCAGGCTCTGCGGATACAGCGGAACGCTCATGCCCTGCTCGAAGGCCGTCTTGTTGAAGAGCATGGTCACGCTGCTGTCCATTGCGCGTGCAACCTGCGCGTTATCCATGCCATACGTTTCAGCAAGGTGCTGTGCAGCAGCCGCCTTGGACAGGAAGCTTGCCGTCTTCTTGGTCTCGCCGTCCGTAATGCTCGTGGTCGGGCCATTCTGCACAACCTTGATGCTCTTGCCCCTCCCGGCGATAAGCGTGCGCAGCTCGGCAAAAGAACGCACAAGCCCGTGCGGCACGTAGCTGTCGGCGCGCATCTCAAAGGCGATCACCTTCGCATTGGTAGGAATAAGCTTCTTATCGCCAGTGCAGATAAACCCGTGCTCCAGCACAGGGGAGAAATGCAGCTCGCCTTCGCTCGTATTGATGTATACGTCGCCGTTGACAATGCTGCCTGCGCCGCGCGCCCAAAAGTTTTCGCAAACCACTTTCCACTGTCCGGTAAACACCGGAGTGAGCACGACGATGTTCTTGCCGTCGATGCCGCGGCGGACAGCTTCTGCGGGGCTGACTGCGCCGGCACGTTCAAAATCCTCAGGCTTAAGCTCGAACCTGCGATTGCTGAAAAGGACGTTCTTCAGGTCGCCGAACTCGCCGGTGCGTGCATAGCCTCCGGCAAAGAAGGCGTACTTGCCCGTAATCAGCGCAGGCTCCGAGGACATCTCGTTGCCGTTGACCTTGAACACGTCAGCGGCAAACACACGGATGTCGTCAGCCCTGGGAGGCTCTGCACAGGGAGGAAATGCGTACTGCTCAAGGGCAAAATCGCGCTCGACGGCGTCGGAAAATCCGACATAGGGGAGCGCCGCAACGGCAGGCTCGTCCTCTCGGATAACGAGGTAGCCCTGCTTCTTCAGGCACGCCTTCTGATCGTCGCTCAAGCCTTTCGCCACGTCTGCAGTAAGGCTCTTCAGGTCAACAGTGTGCACCGGCATCTTCTTTGGCTCGGCTGCAACCTTCTCATGCGAGGGAGCGAGCTTCGCGGCAAGCTCCTTCACGTCGTAGAACTGCGCGAGCTTGGCAAGCTCCTGCGGGTGCTCGTTGAACCACGAGGCGACAACTTCCTTGGCATTGTCTGGCAACGCAGCAACGCCGCGCCCGGAAGCCAGCAGCACGTTGGATGACGACGGCGGGCGGATCATGTCCTTGAACAGCTGGCGTGTATCCTCTACGCGCACATTGCCGTTCATCAGCTGCCCGCCGAGCGTCATGTTGCCGGAAACTATCTTCTGGGCGCTATCATTGGAAAGCGGCTCGAACGTGTTGCTCACCTTGTCGTAGACAAGCTCGCAGGAATTTACGGAGCCTTCCGCCCTGACAACGGGGATGTACCGCCAGTCTTTTCCGGCCTGCAGCACAAACGTGCCGAAAGCCTTGCCCTCGTCAACATTCGAATCGAGAATCTTGAACGTGACAACGTAGTTCACCAGCTGCGGATATCGCGAACTGAGCTGCGCAAATGCGGCATCCCCAAAGGTCTGTTCAAACATCTGGTCCGCGGAAACGGGACCGCCCTGTTCCGGGCCAGGGCCAGCCGGCTGCATGTACTGCTGCACTGTAGGAGTAGGCATCGTTAGAACTCGTATTCGTAATTGTATGGCAGGCCCAGCTGGTCCCGCGTGCGTTTAGATTCATTGCCAAGGTAAAGGCCAAGGGCCGCTCCTGCCGTACCCGCTATAACGGGCGGCTTGCTGGCAACCTGCAGCAGCAGGTCAACCAGCTTCTGGCGCTCATCACCAGCCGTCTTTTCGATCGCCGTGCCCAGAGCCGCCACAAGGCGGTCGTCGCCAGGCACTGCCGAGGCCTCCTTGACAAAGCCTTCAAATTCCTCGTCGGACGCCACCTTCACAAGCCCTGCGTCAACAAGCGCGGCCGCTACAGCTATGTCTTCACATCTCATGCGAAATCTCCGGTGAACGCGTCTGGGTACTTCTGCTTCAACATTTCAAGCTGCGTCTCGCGCACGCGCTGCGCATACCTGGCGCGCTCCACAAGCTCCTGGCGCTCACGGGCCTGCTCCTCAGCGTTCTTCCTACGCAGCGGCAGCACCTTGTCGCCAACTTTCTTGCCCATGTCCGCAAGCGCACCGGCAAGCACCATGCCCGTGCCCATGCGGAGCGCCCCGCGCGCAAACTTGCTGGTCAGCGCACGGGCAAGCATGGACGGAGTCTCTCCCGGCGTATGCAGCTTAAGCGCTGCCAGCCCGCGGTCGATGGAGTTCTGCGCCTGCGCCTTCGCCATGGGATTGTCGGGATACAGCCTGTCTATGAGGCGCTCACCAAGCCCAAAGCCATACCATCCGGCAACGCTGTCGCCGACAGCCCCGCCAAGCGAATCGCTCCCGCTGCCAAACTGGTACGCCGGCATGCCGAAAATAAAGGCCGCCGGCAACAGGTTGCGCATCGAGAACATCTTTCCCCTGTGGAAGCCCAGCGCATTGATCGGGCTATTCTTATCTGGAAGAAGCACGCCCATTTAACTACCCGCCTTTACCGTTGCCGGATACGGCATCATCATCGGCATTGCCATTGGCATTGGCATCGGCATTGCCATCGGCTGTTGCTGAGGCTGCTGAGGCTGCTGAAGCTGTGGCCTAAGCAGCTTGTGATAGGCAAAAAGCCCGCCGCCAGTCAGGCCGCTTGCAATTATGGCATCGCGGATCAGCTTATACTTCATGTTCTGCTGCTCTTTCGAAGCAACGTAATCAGCGATGTCTTTGATTTCCTTTTCACCAAGAATGCTGTTGAGCGCTTTCTTCCCGCCGTATTCCGAATTGCGGAACATCGACGTGCGAAGATCATTCATGGTCGACGTAGCGTCGTTCAGCACCGCGGCTGTCGGCCCAAGCGAACCAAGATTGGCCCTCGTGCCGGCGTTGGTGTATTGGAACAATTTCTTGCCGAGCCAGCTTGCAGGCCCTCCAATAGGACCGGCGCCAAACGTGGCCCTGCCGGCCATCCTGGCTGCAGCCTTGTCCTTCAAAGCCTTGCGTGCGCCATAGTCAACAAGGGACTCGGCCACTGCATTCAGCGGCCTGTGCAAAAACGCGCCGTTCTTCAGCCACTGTCCGATGGTGAGCGAAACGGGGTCGCCAGCGGCCATCTTGGTGAACACGGCCTTGAATGTGCTTTCGTCCATGCCGCCGGCAACCTTTTCCAGAAGGAGGTGGCCGAGGCGTTCTCTAGTGTCTATCATCTAACCACCTCTAGTACATCATTACCCTGGGATACATGGGCATCTGGGGATACTGCGGCTGCCTGTTCGCAATAAAATTATTCAATGTGTAAAATCCGGCTGCCGCCCCCGGAATGGCTACCCACGGATTGTTCTTCACCCACTGAGTTATGGCGCCGCCCTGCTGCTGAGGCTGCGTGCCGTTGCGGAAGTCCGTCGCCTCCTGCTGGAGCCTCTTCGTAGTGGCGTCCTGCTCGGCAATAGTGCGGTCATTCATGGCCTGCCGCTGCCTATCCAAGGACTCGGTCATGCGCTGCTGTTCCTGCATCTGCTGCAACGGCATGTTCTGGTTCCGTGCAAGCCGCTGCGCGTAAATGTCGCCACGGCTATTGAACTGATTTCGCTGGCCGGTGACGTAGTCGTAGGACATTTTATTATTAGCCCTAAACTGCTGCTTTGCGGCTTCGATCTGGGCGTCTGTGCCTTGGTAATATCTCAGAGCGCTTTCATACTTAGCCTTATTTTTAGCATAGTCAGGCGCTTTTTTATTATTAAGCAATCCCTGATATTTAGAGATCATATTTTCTCGCCACTTTTCAGCATCGCCTATCGACATCTGTTTAGACGCGCCATACTGTGGCCTAAAAGTAAATGTCTGCCCAGTAAGCATCTTATCCATTTCACCGGCTTTCCGTGCCATCCTGCCCATCTGGAACCTATTCCACATGTTCTGGGCGCCGCGAATTGGATGCATGCCTAAAAATGCCGTCTTCTCCAGTTCTTCGGAAATGCCTGGGTTTACCTCGTAAAACTCCTGCATCGCAGCCGAAAATGTGCCGTCATCTATCTGCCCTGCGCACTTCGCCATCAGCATGCGCCCGGCAAACTCGCATGTCTGGTCATATGTAGCTGGATACCGATCCATTAGTGTTCCCCATAGGTAAAAATATCTGCTACGTAAATATTGCTACGCTGAAAGCGCGAAACACGGAAAAATCTTTGGTATAAGCCCTTAAATGCGTGGACATCATTCCGCGCTTAATCTACCCTTCACCCAGGCATGCCTCATTGTGGGGTCGCCATAGCTGTGGAGGGAAAACTGATATGGAGGTGGTAATCGCCATACTTGCAGTTGTCGTCGTTGCCCTGCTATTCAAAATGCACAGCATGGATAAGCAGAACTACCAGCTGAATACAATGCTTAACCGAGAACGTGACGCACGCGAAAAAGACAAATTCACGCCTGTTGTCCTGCCATACGTAGTATGGAAATATGTCAGGGTAAATCAGGGTTGCGAAGTTCGTATACGCGGATGCTCTACCGGTGATGAAGCTGTACTCTTAGATGGTAGTAGCCTATACGTACGTAACTTAAAAACAAACTTCGTAACTTTGTATGACGTAATCGGTCCTGGCGAAGATGCCATGAATCCTGAAGTTATTACAATGAATGAGTACTACGTACCTAACAAAGCCAGCAAGGGCTACGACAAATTCGGGCGCAAAAAGCGCCGCTAACCCTAACCAAAAAGGGGCTTGCGCCCCTTTTTTAGCTTATCTATATCCGTAACCGCCACCGCCGCCATTGAGCAGCCTGTTGCCTGCATACAAGCCGGCAGCTCCCAAAGCAAGCGCGCCCTTATTCCGCTTGGCCCAATGCCATCCAACATTGCCAAGAAGATTAGCCTTGTTCATAAAGCCGGAGGTGTTGTTCCAGGCGGTTGTCATGTTTTTCATCCAGTCGCCTTTGTTTCCGCCTGTAGCCCAGTTCGCGCCTTTCATGCCGAGGCCGTTGAAAAACTTGCCCCATGAAAGCGGATTGGCGGCCGTCTTCTCAAACTCGTCCTTAAATTCCTTTTCCGTTATGCCCCCGGCGACCTTCGCGAAGAGAAGCTTGCCGATGTATTCTGTGTTTTGCATGGATTGTTATCCTATTTTATTGGTATAGCATCCGCACCAGCAACAGCGCTTCCAGCAATCGTTGCTGCTGATTGGTTAGGCAGTACTTTCGGCTGGCTGCCACTCATCAATGCGACGTTTTCAAGTTCAGGAGTTTTGCTTGCCGAACCAACGCCCTTCACTGGTGATTTCGGAAGCTTTGCCTGGCTATTTATCGTCTTTATAACACCAGCGCCCCAAGCTGAAAGCTTTGTAAGCAGGCTGTCCCTAAGATTGCTGGGCATCGTCGCCTCCTAATGCGTTCTCCAGAAAACGCTTGCGCTGGTGATGCTTAAACAGCGCATACAGAGCTCCAGCACCAGCCAGCGCACCGCCGGCACGCATCGCTGCACGCGGTGACAGCCCATTTGACTTCAGGGCCGCAAGGCGCGCTGCTTTGCGCTTTGCCTGGTCAACCATGGTGTAACCGCCTATAGCACCAAGTGTGCCTCCGCCAAGCAGCTTACCCCAGTGGTTATCAACAAAATTTGTTACGCGTGGCGCGTGCCCTGCTGCCAATGCATGGGCGCTGTTCAACGCATTTCCCGTACCTGTAATTGCATCGGAAGCCAGGCTGAACGGGTACTTGATGACGTCTGTTAAGCCAAGCACGCCCTTGAGCGCCAGGCGCGGAATGTCAAGCGTATAGGCTGCGCCGTTCCAAAGCTTCTTCGCTGCCGTAGTGGCCAGCAAGTCGTTCTGCTCATGCTGTATTCTGGGTAGCCACGTATCCCAAACACCGCTGCGATCCGCCTTTGGCAGCCAGTCGCTCAAAGAAAACGAGCTGCCCACCGGCGCAGGATTCTCCCCAACCATGCGCAAGAACTCCGGAGCATCCCAGTCAGCTCGTTTTTCCAGCGAAAACATATCGTAAAAATCTGCGCCCATAGCGCCTCCATGTCAATTTCTGCTACGTAAATATTGCGTGGCTGGCATGGGCGCGTGCAGCGTGAAATTTGAGGGGGCGCGGCTGGTATAAGATAGTGGCAACGAAAGCCAACCTTGACACCGCTGGCTGGGAAGGCGTCTTGGAAACGGGGGCGCCTTTTTCGTTTAACAATCATCTGCCTGCGAAAAGCGGGCAAAGGAGAACTTTATGGAAACCATCGAACTGCTCAAACTCATCGAAAAGGAAACCCACGACCTTGATCAGCTGGTCAGGCCGGAAAGGGCAGTCTATCGCCTTATCCAAGGGCTGCCCCTGGAAGGGGGGCTAAGATATCGGCAGAAATGCCTTGACCTCCTAAACAAGATGCTCAAGGAGGTCAAGGCCGAGGGGCGCCTCCCCAACACAGAACGAATTGTGAAGGTGGCAATCCTCACAATGAAATGCCACGAAAAATTCGCAAGCGAAGCGGCAGGACCAACTGATGCCCAAAAATGGGGCATCCTGTACGACGCCGGGCTGACCTATGTCATGATCCCGTTCCTGGACGAAATGCAATGGTTCCGGGAATTGAAGAGCCGGAAGCCCAAGCCCACGAAGTCAGAGTCAAGGCTCGGCACATACAGTTCCGAGTACGACTTCGCGGACGGCTCGCACTTGTCCGTCGAAGGCGACTGGAATTACGGCGTCTCCGACTGGACCGCCAGTTAAACAAAATCCGCGCGGTGTACAAATACACAAGCCGCGCGGATTTATTTTTTAGATCAACAAGTTTATTTAACAGGCTTGCTTCTTAAAGAATAGCGTGACCGCGCTCCTAATGTTGCAGCTGCAGCAAGGGCTAATAAGGCGGCCCGTGCAATACGCGCTGCTTCATCACCATTATAATGCCTAACTGCTCCTATTGTCGGCGCCGGTTTGCTAGCCACCAATTTATTAGCGGTTTGCCTAAACGCGTCGATCTCCTGGGCACTATCCAGCTTTGGCGCCTTCACTTGCTTTCCCAGCGGGAATACGTCACCCGTACCAAGATCTTCTAAGCGCCCGGGCTTGCCTCCCATAAACTCGTCAGCCATGTATGATGCCATGGAGCCCATAGTTACCTCCTGGCCCTTTTCGCCCATTCACGCCAAGCTGACCGCCCGCCAAGCAAGGAACCAAGGGCTCCGGCTCCAATGAGAGCCTTCATTGCGTTAGACATTGGCTCTGCAGCCCTGCTGGCTATTTCCGTTACCGGCGCGGACGGCGGAATGGGTGCGCGCACTACCGGAGGCGCCTGGGCTATAATTTTAGGTGCCGCAGGGATGGCCGTGCGTGGCGCTTCCTGGGCAACAGCTCTTACGGCTTCCGGAAGGGTGCGTGCTGGCGCATCAGGAACAACGGCCTTTACGACATCAGGAAGGGTGCGTGCCGGCGCATCAGGAACAACAGCCTTTACGGCCTCAGGGAGAGCTGCCTTCGGAGGTTCGGGCAGGCTTGGAATCATTTTCTTAAGAGTCCTAGCTGCTGCAGTGCCGGATTCCTCTGCGACAGGGGCTTCCTCTAAGTTGATAGGAAGCTGAGCGAACCTATCCCTCAGCCGGGCAAACGCCTCCCTTGCTCCAGCAGGCGTGCCTTCATGCAGCCCGGACGCAAGCCCTTCAGCGGCCGGGTTCTTGCTCACGCCTCCGGCAAAAAGGGCATCCCTAATGCTGTTGAGCACTTTGGCAGAAGCGTTGCCGCCGTTCGGCAGGGTTCTGTCGAGGATGCTTCCCGTGGAAGCTCCTCCTGAAACTGGCGCAGTTGCAGGCCCGTTCAAGCTAAGCCTACGCCTGAGGTTTTCTGTAAGCTCACCAAGAGAAGTAGAGCGCCCGCCTTCTATAACTTCAGGCACCTCTTCAAGAGCTATTGGGGAGCTGGCAAGCCGGCTTCTCAAATCTGAAAGCGCTCCCTTTGCCCCGGCAAGCGTGCCTTCATGCAATCCGGTGCCAAGGCCTTCGGCAGCAGGATTGTGTCCTCCGCCGCCAGCAAAGATGGCTTCCCTGATCCTGGAAAGCACCCGGTCTGAAGATTTGCCTCCCTGCGGCAAAGTCCTGTCGAGGATGCTTCCCGTAGAAGCCCCTCCGGAAACAGGCGCCGTTGCAGGCCCATTCAGGCTAAGCCTGCGCCTAAGTTTCTCCGTAAGCTCGCCAAGAGAAGTAGAGCGTCCGCCCTCGATTTCCGGAACAACCTCTTCAAGGGAAGGAGTTACGCCTCCAAGCCTGTCACGCAAACGGCTAATGGCGCCTGCCGCCTCAGATGGCGTCCCCGCATGCAAGCCTGCGTCAAGAGCAGCGGCAGCAGGGTTCTTGCCCCCGCCTCCGGCAAAAAGGGCGTCCCTAATTGCAGAACGGGCACGCGCAGAAGCTGACCCTCCAGAAGGAAGTGTCCTATCAAGTATGGATCCTGTGGAAGCCCCACCCGAAGCTGGCGCGGTTGCAGGGCCATTCAGGCTAAGACGTTCTCTCAAGCCGTTGAGTACGCCCTCTGCCTGCTCGACTGAGCCGGGGTGCAGGCCGGAACGAAGATTGTCCAGCACCGGATTGCCACCGCCGCCGTAGGCGGATAGCAAATCGTCTATGTAACTATCAAGAGGCATCGTTGTCTCCTTCTATTGAAAATTTCTTTCCGTACCACCCTGCAGCCGCAGGAGCTAATTTATGTGCAGCCAGAAAAGCAGCAAGATACGTTCCATACGCCGGGGACAAGGATGCCAGAGCCTTAAGCCCTTTTGCGGCCCCACTAATTTTCCCTATTGCATAGGCGCCGCGCAATGTAGCCTGCGCTTCCTCACCAAGTTGCACAGCGTTCGCCGTAAGCCCCGCGGTATTCAGCGCGTCCAGCGCCTTGTGATCTTTTTCAGCGTAACCCTCAGGGTTGCGCGCCTTGGCATAAGCCTCATACGCCTTCGTAAGCGGATAGGACAATAGAAGGCTGCCCAGCAAAACATTTGACAAAGACCTTGTCGCCCTGTGAAGCTTGAGCATCGGGCTTGTAGCATGTCCTAGCTCATGCGCCAGAACATAGCTTTTCAGCGGCGCCTGCACAATATGGTCGCCGAGCTGGGGCCTGTCCAATGAAAACGATTCCCCTGCATACCTAATCGGAATGTTGTTGATACGCAGGGGAACCTTCGACTTGCGGGCAAAATGCTTTATCAGGGAAGCGCTTTCAGCCTCCGACAGCTGCGGCTTTGTGCTGACAACCGGCAAATTAAGACGCTCCATCGCACGAAGCGCTGCCAATGCAGCAGCGCTCCCGTACAATGAGCCTTTTACCGGGCCTATGCTGTCTTCAAGGTCTGACACTATTTCTTTCCGGCAATAGCGGCGGCCATGATTCTCTCCGCCTCTTCCTTGGAATATTTCTTAGTGGCGAGCATGCTGCCTTTCAGTGCCCCCAGAATACTGGCAGGCGCCGCCGCAAGCATACCAAGTCCGGCAGCTCCACCCTCTCCAGCGAGAAGCCCTCCAAGTGTGGCACCACCTATTCCACCGGCCAGCGCTCCTACACCTTGGCCAATGGTACCGCCAGCTACAGACCGCCAAGCATTTCGGCTGGCCAAGTCAGCATTCGGATGAAGTCCGTAAGTCTGCTTAAGCACATTGGCTTCGAGAGGAGACAATTCCATAGCCCTGGCAGCGCCTAACGTCGAAAAATGCCCGCCGAGCAATTTCTGGAGCAAAGACCTGGTCTTGTAAGCGTCGGAAACGCCAGCCTGCTTTATCAGAGACATGGTCTCGCTGTATGCTGTTTCATATGCGCTCATGTGTGCACCCCGTAAGTAACGGCTGGATGCCCAGCCGTTACTTATAAACTAATTAGCGGCCGAGAAGAGCCCTCAGGGCAGCGGCCACGCCACGCGCAGGAGCAGGCTTGGGAGCAGTCTTGCGGCCGAGAAGTGCGCCGAGAGCAGCAAGTCCGGTACCTCCAGCAGCACCGCCCGCCAGCAGCTTAGGCATCAGCTCACTCTTCAAAGCGGCCTTTGCGTCAGCAGTGGCATTCCATTTAGCCAAACCCTTATTGATGAAATCAGCAGTTTCCTGGCTGCCCTCGCCGGCAAATCCGGAATTCCAGCGGTTCAGGCCAGTCTGAATAGCCCTGTTGGTTTCCTCGCCCTCAGCAAGGTTTGCAAGACGGTTATTCCAGCCTTCCAGGCCCCTGTTGATCGAGTCAATGGTCCCCTGCCCTCCTTCTCCGGTATACCCAGAAAGAGCCCGAGTAAGCTCTTCTGCGGACAAAGGTCCTTCAGCAATCTTGGTAAGGGTGTTCACGACGGCGCCATAGCCGTTCTGGTACGCTTCTTCGTACTTGTTCATATTGTCATCCTCTATGGCAGGCTAGCGCTGCCGGTTATTATTGTTGAAAAAGTGATTGTACAAGCCATATGCGCCGAGCGCTCCGGCTGCGCCAAGTCCGAGCTTGGCAGCACCAGACATACCCTTCGGGGCCGCCGGAACCGGTTTCGATTTGCGTCGGAACATGCGGGAAGCAAGGCCAAGGCCGCCAAGGGCAAGGGCTCCACCGGCTACGCCGGCAGCTTCAGGGGAATCGGCCATCCAGTTCGAAATGCCCTCTCCTGCCCTAGATGCCCAGTCAGAGACGTTAGTGCCGAGAGTGTTCAGGTTCTGCCCGAGATCACCGCCGTTCCATACGTCTTTAGCTGCGCCGGATAAACTATCCCATGCGCCAGAAGCAGTATCCTTAATGCCTCCGTACAGCTGCTGCGCACCGGAGCCTAATCCTTGAAGCACTCCATAACCTGCAGTGCCGTTGTCTCCGCTTGCAGCATTCAAAAGCCCAGCCCTGTTATTGGCCATGCTGTACGCCCCGTACGCGCCAAGTCCGCCAAGGCCGAGCGCGGCAGCCCTGCCGCCCCAGCCGGCCGCGGTTTTCACCAGGCCAAGCGTAGCGTTGTAGGCGTTGCTGTAATAAGCGTTAGCCATTGTCGGCCTCCTTCTCCGCAACAAGCCAGGCAACGCGCTTCTCAAGCTCGTCAAGGCGCGTATCCGTGCGGCGCATCCACCAGTTAAACGTCGAGTGCGACGGCTTCTCTATCTGCCAGCCGTACTGAACCTTCGTGGTGCCGGGATCTTCCCTGTCGCTGGACGACGCAAGCGAGGCCCACACATGGTGCGGCGAGGCATACGTCTTCAAAAACTGTTCGTAAGTCACTGTCATACACCTCCGCCACCGCCACCGAGCGTGGCGGAGCTTGAAACGTCTGTTGCTGCTCCGGCCGCGGCAGCGGCGCCTATGGCGCCCATGCCCAAGCCGACCTTCCCGCCGAACGGGGAAAGCGCAGCTTTGCCTACACGCGTGTTCGACGCCCAGTTTAGCCCCTTGGCAGCGGTAGCAACGCCCTTGCCCATGAGGCCCATGCCGAAGCCTGCAGCCCTGAGTGGCAGCGTCAGCATCGTGCCAATGCCGAACGCCGTCTTTTCAAAGTACTGGCGCCCGATGGATTCGAGCTGGTCACGCGTGTATCCGTCCAACATTACGCCTCGGCAGGAGCTTCTTCGGCGCCGGCCTCGGCAGCAGCGTCTTCAAGCACGGCTTCGAGGATGACGTCCTTCACGTCTTCGGGAAGTTCATCGAGAGCATCGTTAAGCCCGGAAGTGGCGGCGGCCTCTTCCATAAGCTCGTCGGCAACCTTGGTGAACTGGTCGTCGGAAATGTATCCGGCGGTCTTCATCAGCAGGGCTTCGCCAAGCGCGGTGTACACTTCGGATTCACGGGCGGCCAGCTTCTGGGAAGCGGTCTTCTCCATGGAAGCGGTCTTGGTCTGGCCCTTGTTCATATAGGCGTCGACGGCGCCGGCAATCTTATTGATGTCGTAGTCATATCCAACGGCCTGGGAAACAGCGGAGGCCATCTTGTCAAAATCAGCGCGGGAGGCGCACTTCACGAGGTTGGAATCCACGAGGGCGGCAAGAACGCCGCGCACTTCACTGTCTCGTATAGCGGAAAGCTTTTCCATTTCTTTACCTTCTGAAAAGTTAGTGGTTTCAACGGGCGTCGCCCGCCATATAAAATATTGCTGGGCTGTTTATCAGTTGTCAGCAAAAACTTTCTCTTCAATTTTTGCGAGGCGGGCCTCAAGCCTGTCCGCACGGCGGCGCTGGTAGGCGGCTTCAAGGCACAAGGCGTCCGTGTAGCTGATGGTGTAAACCCCATCAGCGCCCGGTATCTTTGGCCCGATAGCTTCGCCGTCGGCATACTTAGTGTACTGCAAGAACCCGTAATCCCTGGCATTCATACCATGCTCACGGAAAACCTCGTCAACGCGCTGCGCGATAAGGCCTGTGCGCATCTTCGCGGCATCGCCATCGGCAAGCATCTTAAACTGAGCCCACCTGATATCTCCCCAGGCGTCAAGCACCTTGCCAGGGATGGCGATAATATCCTTTTTCAGACGCTCGTCGGACCCCGTATTCACAGTGCCTGGGACAGTGAGGCTGCCGTTTGCTGAAAAAGTAAACGCCTTCGCCGATGAATACCCGTCATCCATGTTGGTGAAAACTCGCATAAACGAATCAGACGATAAGTACAGGCGCTCTTCACTGCCGCTCAGTCTTTCACCAGTCACAATCTTGCTAGGAGTATCCCCGTCGCCTCCGGTAAGCATGCATACGCCGCCGGCAGCCTTGAAGGCGATGCCTGCCTGCGCTGCAGAGCTGCCTGTCGGGGTGATAAGCTGCATCACGGTACGGTTATGCTTATTCCCGTTGATGTCCTGATGCCTAATATAAAAAGGCACTGCCGTCGGGGTGTTGGACGTAGGCTTAGTACCGGACATGTCAATGTACAACGATGTGCCAAAGTACTTATCCCCGGCAAAATGCTGCTCGCCCGTGGAAACAAGCCCTGCGGCGGTAGCCGTTGCAGCTGTCTTTGGGATGGTGATCTTGCGCGAGGTCAGGCCCGTAATGTGGCCCCACTTGTCACACACAGGCTGCGTCACGTTGAACGTCCCGCCAAAGGCTGGCGCAACGTCTGCCGTGGGCTGACCCGTGCGCGCGGTGTATGTCGGATGCGAGTACACGGTGTCTGGCGTGGCCACCCAGGTGCCGTCGGCACGGAGAAACTTCGTGGTGCCGCCACCAGAGCTGGGTACAAGCCCGGCAGCGTTCTTGGTGAACGTGCCGTGCCACTTCGCGTCGCCGCCAAGGTACATCTCGCGGTTGGCTATTACAGGCTTCGGAACCAGGCCAGCAACGCCATCAGCGTTTCCAGTGGCGCCCTGCATAACCGCGTAGGTGGTGTCCTGCGTGGTGATGGACTTTATAAGGGTGCCGGTGCCATCCTTGAGCGAGATGGTTTTCCCGCTGATGACTATGTCTGCGGCGTACGAGGTAATGTTCTTGTTATTTACGTCCTTGGCCGCATTCGTGGCAATTCCGTTAAGATGCCCCCCGCCCTGGTCGTCACAAAAAACAAGCCATTTATTCTGATTGGCCAGGTCTGAGGCCTTGTAATACAGCCCAAAATTATCTGCGGCAGATGCTTCGAGGGCGATGTTGCGCTTGCCCTTGACGTTCGTGACACGCGGGCCAATGGAGTCGCCTTTCCATGTCTTTACGCCGGTAATGTCTTCCGCTCCGGCCTTGTGCACGGCAGTGTTTTCCAGCTCGCCAATGCGCTCTACTGCGCCAGATACTGCCAAAGAGGCGTCTGCTGCCTCTTTTTTAGCGTTGTTTGCCGTGTTTACGGCGCCTTCCATCTGGGTTATCGCTGCAAACAGCTTCGTAAGTAAATTAGGCAGCGCCATTTGCAAGCCTCCTCACGGTTTCTTCAAGCGCGGCAACGCGCTGTTCAAGCCTGTCAGCCCTGCGGCGCTGGTAGGCCGCTTCCATGGCGAGGGCTTCTTCGTAGCGGATGGAATAAAGGTCGCCAGCCTCAATGGCCGGGCTCACAAGGTCTGCGCCGTCGTACTCCGCAGGCTGTGCATCCCATTCGTCATGGCAAAACAGCCCGTACTTCGCCGCATCCAGGCCGTGCCTGGAAAACGCTTGTCCAACCTGCTGCGCGACAAGGCCGTTGTGCAGGCGTGCGGCGTCGCCCTTCTTGCCAACGGCGTCGCTGAACCGAAACTGCTTCCAGTCGATGTCTTCCCAGGCGTCCAGAACCTCGTCCGGCACGCGGCCGATCGACTCCTTAATGCGCTCGTCGGACGACACGTTCGGCGCTGTGGCAAAATACTCGTTCGCCCAGCGTACGGATTGCCCGCTCGTGCTGCCCAGCCCGATGGACTCAGTCTGCGGCGTAAAAGCGCAGAAGGAGCCAGCGTAGGTGAACTCGATCATCCGAAGCTCAGAATTTGTGGAGTTGCGCTTCAGCTGCCAGTTGTGCTGCACGTTGCTGCTGCTGTTCAGCCATGCCCTGTACGCGCAGAACGCGTTCGAGCCGGCCTTGTCGAGCAGCCGCATATTCCAGCCCTGGTATCCGGATATGGCCGTGCCAAACACGGCAGACGTGGCAAAGTCCAGGTGTCGGTAGTCACTGCCAGGTATCGTGTACTTCGCGTCGCTGGTGTACGTTTTCACGCCGGCAATACTCTGATCGCCCGTGGTGCGCACAAAGGTGGCAAGGCTGGTAAGCCCTGTGCCACCCTTGGCAATCGGCAGCGTCGAGGTAATTGTTGCCGCCTGCGCCGCCATTGTGGCGCTTGCCACCACGCCACATTCCTTCGGAACGCCCTTGCTGATGTACACAGGCACAGTCGCGGAACCAACTGTAGCCGTGCCGACTTTGTTGGCAGCGGTAACCGTCGCCCCGGCAACGTAGTCGTGCAGAATCTTCGGCGTCCAGGTACGCTGGGCCGTGTCCGTCCCGGACGTAACCAGAGCGGCGGTTCCAGCGCCATACGTGGTGTCCGTAAACTTGGCGCCCGCCGGAACATTTGCCGACACGGTAAAGCCGTTCACCGTCGTGGCGTTGCCGGCCTTAGTCGCGCTGGTCGCCGTAGCCGCGTTGCCCGTGCAGGCTCCGGCGGTAGCCGCGCTGGTCGCCTTCGCCGCGCTGGTTATCACGCCGCTGATTATGCCGTCCGTGCCGATGTTCAGCAGCTTTGCAGAGGAATACGTCTGCGCGCCAACCTTTATCTGGATGCCGCCGTCTGCGACAAGATACAGGTTTTCACCGTTGTTGCCTTTCAGTTCGTCAATTTGCGATATTACGGATTCGCCACCGCCGACAACGGTGTTGCCCATCGCGCCGAATCCAAGGTTGGTTCCGTAACCTGAGCTGTCCGTGCTCGCATGCAAGAACTGGTTTGACCGGTCAACTCCGTCGTCCTGCTGCGTATGGATGTACACCTTGTCGGTATGGAACCCGACGGCGCCCTTGAATTCCGTGGCGCTGGTGAACGTCTTTACGCCGGTCACTTCCTCGGCCCCGGCCTTGTGCACGGCAGCCGCGTTGAGATTCGTAACTGCCGTGTTGGCTGCGTTGGCCGTATCCCGCGCAGCGCTGGCCGTGGTGCCGATGGCATTGGCCGTGGTCAGCGCAGCCTTGGCATCGGTAAACGCGCTCGTAATTTTCGTAAGCAGATTAGGCAGTGCCATTTACGCCCCCACTATGTACACGCGCATGCCAACCCCTGGAACCTCGCGAACGCTGGCAAAGCCGCTCTGCATCGCCGCGTCGGCCATGCTGTACGGAATCTTGAGGTCGCAGGAGAACACGCCCTTGGAGTAGTCGGACTTCGCAATGACTATCGGCTTGCCATACTTCGCGCGCAGCTTCTCAAGGGCGTCGAGCGCGTCCTTCCATTCCTGCGGCATGGGCCCGCTGCCCCAAAGCTTCGTAAACTCAGACGGCTTGAAGTGAGGCCACTTCCATTCGCCGGCATCAGGCATCTTGGAGATGCCGTACTTCGCCAGGAACGCCGCCACGTTGAACACAGGGCAGGCCTTCTGGGCAAACTCGTTGTGCCCGTGAATGCTCGTGTTCGGAAAGCGCAGGCGGAGGTCGCGGATCAGCTTCGCCAGCATGTCGAACTGCGCCGGCAGAAAGTTGTCCTCAGGCGTCTTGCCGTCGGACTTCACGCCGCCGACCAGGCAGATTCCGATGCTGTGCGCGTTGAGGCCAGTGCAGTGCGCCCCAGCCTTGGTAATGTCGCGGCCAACGTCGAGCGTGCCGTCGCGCCTGATGACATAGTGGTATCCAATGTCGCTCCAGCCGCGCCCACCCTTGGACACGGGCAGCATATGGTAAGCCCGGATTTCCTTGGCGCCGATGTTGCTGTTCGGGCCGTTGGCAGAGCAGTGAAGGATAATCTTATCAATGGAACGCATAGTACAGGCCTCCAATGATGATGCTTACAAGCAGCGGCAGCGCAAAGTCCAACAGGCTCTTCCTGTTCCACGACTCTGGCAGGAACCCGCAGTACCAGGGACTCTTGTGATAACTGTTGTCGTGATTGAGAAGGTAGCGTCGCTCAGCCTGGCCGACTTCACGGCCAAAGAAGAACACTCCCGGCAGCAAAGCAAGCCAGCAGCTGAAAAAACCAAGGACGACGGCAATCGCCGCGGCGATCAATGCGTGTATCATTCCTTATCTCCATAGGCCTTTTCGATGGCCTCTAATTTTCCGTTGCACATGTGCAGCGCCATGCGGTAGTCGAAGAGGAGTTCCAGCAGCTCTCCGTTGGTGCCTGCCTGGGAAACGTCAGGCTCACTTACCTGCGACGTCACCTGCCTTGGCACCGCTATTTCCCGCACCTGCGGCGGCGCTTTTGAGCACCCTGCGAATGCCGTCAGGCAAAGGAGCATCGTACCAATTGCGGGAAGCTTCATCCTTCGCAACCTCTTTCTGCACTTCCTTATAGATTACCTTGCGCTTCTGCTGGGCTTCCTTCACGGACTGCTCGAGGCTGGCAACGGTCGCCTCGAGTCTTTCCTTGGCGCTCAGCGCTTCGGCAAGGGAGGCCTCGGCAGTGACGGCGCGCAGCGTTTCAGCGGCGAGCGCCTTCTGCAGCTTGTCAACCACCCACGTATGCCATGCCAGCGCTGCGGCAACGGCGAGCACCAGCGCTCCAGCTATGTAGACCCTGCTTAATGACATACTAAATATTGCAGGCCTGCCTGATTAGTATGCAGTGATTAAAAACCTGGGAAGAGAGAGAGGTATAAGAATTTGAGCAACGGGGAATAGGTCCCCAAGCTCAAACGGGCAAGGAGGTATCCATGATACTGCCCATCACCGCCGAACAGGCGGAAATCTTGGAGTGGGCGCGGGAGCACCGCGCAGAGCTCCGTAAGGAGTACGAGGAGCGAGGCCCTGTCGGGGCAGCGCTCCTGGTAGCCGAGAAGTTCAACGGCTCCCTGCTTGTGCCAGCCACTGGCGGGAACATATACGTCGAATTTCCTGGGTGGCCCCAGGAATACGACGTATATGTTCCGGCAGGGCACACTTGCCTTTGGGCAGGTGTCCCCTGCTTCAGGGGAAGCTACGAGGAACGGGCGAAGGCCCGCTCCGTGGACTTCTAAGGCGAAAAAACGCGGCGGACATACAAGTCAACAACCCGCCGCGTTTTTGTTTAGCTTATTAGAAATTGAGATATGGAAACTGGTATAAGAATATGACTGTGGAACTGTACACGGTCGCCGACACAGGGTTGTCTGTGCAAAACAAGACGGTAAGGAGGCATTCATGGAAAACTTAACCCTTAAAGGTCTTGAAATTAGGCACGCTCTCGGCCACCTCGGCAGGGAAGACTTCGTTCTCGTCGTCCCCCCTTCGAACGGCCACGCCAAAGCCTGGCAGGTGTTGACAGCGGGAATGCTGATCGGCAGCGGCTGGATCGGAAACGTGATAATCTCCACAGCCTGGCAACAGGCTGTGGAGGCTCCCATCATCGTTGGTGACACCAGCGGGATAACGCTTCCCGATGGTTTTTCCGTTGGGGCCGTTACCATCGGTGATGGCGATATCCGCGACGTCTGGGCGGCAGTTTGCAACTGCCCCTGGTATGACGAGGGATACGCCGAAAGGCAGCTCATCCCACTGCTTGAAAGGATGAACGGAGACGACTCGTTCTCCATGGTACTTGAGTCTAAGGCACTGGCAGACGGGTTCATGCCTGCGGCCAAGATGGCCCACAGGGCTATTGAGGCCATGATGGAATAACAAAAATCCCCCGGAGGAAGCGCACAGCGCACCAGCCTCCGGGGTTTCTTTTTAGCTATTCCGCACTGTTATTTATAAAACTGAAAAATGAAAACGGTATAAGAATATGGCTGAGGAAATAGGTTCCGAGGCCGCCAGCCGGAGGCTGTCCGGTAACCTCAGCAGAGGAGACAAGCATGCTGAAATACGCACTGCTATGTCTGCTTTGCCTGGGCGTTGGCGGCGACCTGCTGAGCCTGGCAACAGGCTTCTACGCAGGTCTCGCCGAAACTCCCGCCATGTACCCACACGCGATGTGGGCTTGCCTGGCGGGAGGGCTCATCTCGCTCGTGACCGGAGGTGCGTTTGCACTTCTTGTCCTGGCGAAATGGGACGCCAGGCAAACAAGAAACCGCAGGGTAGTGTAAGCTACCCTGCGGCCGTAAAAGGCGCCGCCGGTACCACGGCGGCTAAATAAAAAACCCTCAACCGGGGCGAGCAATCGCCCCGTTTCCTTTTTAGCTATTCTCAACGTGCTCGTCAACCCCAAGCACCTCATCAATCTTCTCATCCATCTTTTTAGCCCCGCCAGATGTTATGCGGTGCAGCAAAGCCGGCATCTTCAGGCCGAGGCGCTCCAGGTGGCGGGTGACGCTGCTCAGCTCAGTGAGGCTCTGATACGCAGCGAACACCGCAAGTATGGGCAGCTCTATGTGTATCGACCTGATGCAGATCTCCTGCACGAGCCATACCAGGATTATCGCAGCGGCGTAGGCAATGAACTTCACCATGCCGCCGTGCAAGCGCCTGCCGTCCAGCCCGCCCGTGCGCTTCAGTGCCGACAGCATGCCAAGCGTAAAGTCCGCAGCTATCAGGCAGAACAGCACCGTGATGAGCCACAAGTCCTCGCCGAATACGTCGGCAAGGAAAGCAGTCGCCGTGCCTATGACGAGCTTCAGGCTCCAGTTATCAGCCATTGATGCAAGCCATGCGCTCGCTGCTTCGTAGTAGGTGGTGGTCATGCGGACTCCAATGCTGCAAGACGCTGCTTCATTGCTTCAAGCTCTGATTCTATGCGGTCCGCCCTTCTGCGTTGGTAAGCAGCTTCCATGCAAAGGGCTTCCTCGTACCTGATGGCAAAGTCATCAGATGCTTCATGGGCTGGCGCTACGACATTGCCAAGATCATCTTTTTCTTCTGGTTCAGCAGGCCATTCATCATGGCAGAATAAGCCATAGCGCGTAATATCTATGCCTTTCTCAGCAAAGGCTCCGCTTACATGCTGGGCGATGACGCCAGTATGCAATCTTGCCTTGCTTTCACCTTTTTCCTTGATGGCGTCATTAAACTGGTACTGCCTCCATTGCACGCCACCCCAGGCATCAAGAATAGTGTCAGGGATAGCCTTGATATTGGATTTATACCGTTCATCTGACGTTGCGATTGTCGTTGTGCTGGCTACGAGCTGCTGCCATTTATATCCATCAGCGTTACGACCAAGAAGAATGCCTGCTGTAGTTGGTTCAAAGTAGCATGATGCATTGCTATGCTGACGAAGGCTGACAGTGTATTGCGTTTTATTTCGAGGATTGAAAACAGAAAGGGAAATACCTGTATTATCTGAAGTCCACCATTGTGACACGCCAGCCATAGTTGTGGTGCCACCTGAACACATTACTCTAGTAGCTAAATAATTAGCACCTGTTGGAAAAGCGTTGCTTGCTACAGAAAGAGTTTTTACAAGATAAGCTGATGTGGCTGTGAAATTTAATTCGCCAGCAGCATATGTCTTTTCACCTGTAATGGTCTGCGCTCCACCAGATGTAATAATGCCAGCACTTGCCAATGTTGTGGCACCAGTTCCTCCCTGTGCAACAGGCAATGTTCCAAATTTAGCTACACCATTAGCTGATGTTGCATAAAAAGCACCATTTGCAGTAGCTATAGCACCAAGTGAAGTTGCAGCAGCAACGGTTAATACTCCATTGGTATTTGTGAATTCTGTCCGTCCAGTGCCACCTTTGCTTATTGGCAATGTGGAAGTAATAGTGCCTGCACTACCAGCACTAGCTACTGTTGTTCTACGAACCCAATGTGTATCAGGTACTTTTGATGAATCGTCATCTTCTGGTGGCCGCGCACTTGCTATTGTGACAGAACCCGATCCTGAAAGAGGTTGCCATACACTAAGTCTAGCTCCTGTATTGCTATTTCCAGATATATTTGGGTATGTACTTATTTCATTACAGACAGTACCAGCAGTAGTTACATATACTTGATATGCCCCTAAACGATACTTAGCAGAGTCACCAGCAGCATCAGTTGCTAGTAATTGAAATATGTAGTTTTCACTACCTGATGGTGTTGTTCCTTTGCTAAATGATGGATCAGAGCCATATATGTAGCCAGCATCAACAAAAAATTTACTGGTTACATGAAGATCACCACTAAACGTACCCCCACTATTAGGAACAAACGTATTACCTGCTGTTGCCTTTCCACCAGAAATGTAAACAGGATTATTTGCTCCGCCTATGGTAGCTGTTCCTAATTTGGTTGCTGTTCCTGCATTAGTGGCACTGGTTGCAGTAGCGGCGTTGCCTGTACAAGAACTTGCTGTTTCTGCATAAGTAGCTGAAGTAGCTGTAGCTGCATTGCCTGTGCAGGAAGCAGCTTGTGTTGCAAGTCCACTAAATGTTGTGGCATATATAGCATCTCCTGAAGTATAAATAGTACTTTTATATGCCAAACCACCAACTATACCACTACTAAATCCACCAAACATTGTGCCTAGTAAATAAGCTTGAGTTCCACTTGAATTAGATATTACAAGTGTACTACTATCAGTAAACTTAGCATCAGCAGGAACATTGGCAGATACTGTTTTCCCATTTACATAAGTAGCATTTCCAGCACTAGCTACTGTAGCTCCAGATACATAAGTAGTAGTGGCATATCCTGTAAGATCAGACGCGACCAGCGGCGTAATGCTGCTCCCGCCAAGCGTAACCACTCCACCACTTATTTTAGCATCTGTTATCCCATATCCAGCTAATGAGCTGGGTCTGCCAGTAAGGCTGGAATATGTATGGGAATGAGAACTGTCTGCTTTACCAGCTAATGCAGAGTTAATAGCCTGATTCTGTACAGGATTGGTGCTGCTGCTGTTCAGCTCGGAATCAACCACCGCGCCGTCTGGTATTTCCGACTTAAGCGCGTAGCTGCTGGCAGCTACGCCGCCAAGGGCGCTAGCGTTTACAGCCGTACCATCGGATGCAAGCGCACCAACCTCCGCTGCAGTGTGGGTATGCGTTTTAAGGGAAAACTTATCCTTTATTTTAGCCCACAGTGTCTGCAAACCTGCTTCGTCGAGAAATGCCATTGGTTACTCCTTAGGAAAGCGCGTTTATCGTGGAATCAGGGATAGCCATGTTCGAAACCGGAATTAAGCTGGTCCCGGTAAAATATTGGAGGGGCTGAGTCCCATCGAACTGCATATAATTTGCAGTATCACCTGGCCATCCAATCAACTTGTAATACCTGCCGGCAATGAAGTAACTGGACAGTGTTGCCCCCTTAGGAACAAAAGTATAATAATTAGTAACACTTGCGGTACCTGTGCTGTTGTTTGCCCCGTTGGTTGTAGCCAAGTAAAACAAGTTTGTTGACTTGTCGTAGTCGCCGCAAAGAAATACGTAGTTAAACTGGGGGATACCAGCGTTGAAGCAATACGTGGGAGTCGAAAATGGAAATGTGCGGTATAGGGATGTCAACCTGGAACCTGCGGCGCAAGTACCACTGCTGTACCAGTACCACGCCATATCAGGGTACATTCCAGTTGTGGTAACAGCCTTGCTTGACCCTGTAGAATTTGTAGGGCTTAATGGATACGCCTGCCCATCGGCGCCAAGCATTATAATTTTGTATGGATAGATCGCTACTGCCGCGTGGAACCTGTTCCATGTATCCAAAAGCCGGTCATAAGTATTGCCGTCCCAGTAATCAGCGCGTGTCCACCGATTCAAAGAGGATACGTAGGTGAGCAATATAGTGGAGTTAGCGGCATAATGCGTTGTGCACCTGCTGTTTCCAGTTACCCACACTTCAATGGCACCAGTAGTCGTGCCACCGGCAAGCGTGAGGTTAAGCGATGCGTTCCCGCTTCCATTGAACGGCAGGAAGTACAGAATCGTCTTGCCGTCATACAAAGCCGTATCCTTAGTTATACCAGTCCAGCTTCCTGTGGCGGCTGTCTGAGTGCCTTTTATGTACTCTATGCTGCGTGTATTGTCCTTCAGATCAACAAGCGTGCCGTTCCCAGCTATGCCGTTCAGAACTTTGAGGTTGCCGTTTATGATAGTATTTCCAAGGTGTGCCATTACGTGCTCCTACAGTGCGTATTCTAAACTTCTATAAGTGTATCAGTGGTTATTTTGTCTTCGTATACCGATGCCCTATCGACAGCGGATACGCCGTCTAGCCTTAGATACAGATCCATGTAACCACTCTTGACAACTACCTGATTATATCCAGGAATTCCGCCCTGGTAGTCTGTCCAGCTACCAAATGCTCCCCACCAGTTGCCTGAAGAACCATTGTTGCACACAAAGAACGTGTCTTTGGTATTAAACTTGTATATGCCGCCATAGCTGGCACTAGGAGTCGTATAGCCAGTCGTCGTAATTTTCGTGACGTTGGCAGCGGAAACGTCTGCAAATACAGCCGCCATTGGATTTACAGTCTGGATCCACCGGAATTTGCTCGCAGTGTCACCGGAGTTGACTGCCTGGATGATCATCAACTCCCATCTGGTCACTGAGTTACACAACGCAGCCGCAAACCAGCGGTCGACGTCCTTGTATACTAGCGTTTCAAATGGATCGGTGCTCGCAAACCTAGCAGCAGCCGGGTTATTATGATGTACAATCCTTATCCAGGCACTTCCGTCTGGTTCCAGGTACACCTGCTTATCAAATGGGCACCGTAATGCATCTAATACGCTGTTGGCAGAAACAACGCCTGTCTTGTAAAAACTCACACCCATGCCCTCCTACATCTCTGTGTAATCCAGTGCGAATACCTTGCCAGTATTATCTATGGAAATCGGCTTGTTATACAAATCAGCTATGTCGTCAGCTGACAGCGCCGTAGCATAAATACGGAAATCCGATATCTTGCCATTGAAATAACTTCCAACAGGCGCCGTTGGGCTACTACCAGCTTCTGCTCCTATGAATAATCCATTATTGGCATTATAAAATATTGGAGTTTTCGTAGTATAGGCGTTGTTCGTGTTGGACAACACGCCATTTATATAAATCTTTGTAGCAAATCCATCATAAGTGCCTGTAAACATTACCCAGCCAGACAGCGATGCAAACGTCTGCTCCGCCAATGCGCTTTTATATGTACAACCAGAAACACCAGTGCCCATGGCGAAGTTCATCTTGCTGCCGCTGCCCGGCTCAAAATTCCAGCCACCACCCTCAGTGCATGAAGCCGCCCTGGTGTATGAACCCCAGTTAGCCATGTATGCCCAGAAGTTTACGGTTATGGCATCGCGTACAAAGGATCCCCTACCACATATAATGAAGTTATTAGACCCATTGAACAGCATACTTGAACTGTACCTTGGCGAGTCTGCGTCCGGTGTTGGCCGATTAGTACTGTAGGTGCCGTTGTTGCAATAGCCGGAGGTGTCGTAAACAATATTGTCTGACTCTATATTTGGAACATATTGTGATGCTATTGTACCAAGTTCCAGTTTAAAATTCCTGGCTAAAATATATGACTCCGTAGTGACACCATACATAAATAGGTAAATTAAAATCGAAGTTTCGCTACCTGTATTAAATGTCAACGAGATCTTTGTTTCATTTGCATACTGTGTATACCCTATGCTACTAATAGCCGCGCTGCTGCTAGTCTTCCAGATTTGCAAACTTACCCCAGAAGACAGACTAAATGTCTGCACACGGCACGAAATAGTATAGCTAGTATTCGCAGTAAGACCAGTAACCCTGCACTTCATACCTGGGGTACTTGTTGATTGTGCACTTTTACATTTAATCTTTTGTACACCATCTTGCTCAACAATTGAAAATGTTACATTTTGATTAGCTTCCCAACCCGTTATAGTCCGTCCAGTGGTATCAACACTTGAATTGATAAGATTTGGGTTCCCAATACCATTATTATCCAACGGCATGTGCAGAATCAAAGCTTTGGATATTTCCTTGACTTCCTTGGTAGACAGGGCGTGGTCGTAGTAACGAAAATCATTCAGGTAACAATCGCTCTTATAGGTGCTTGATAATCCACCAAGAACAATCGACGCTACCGACGAGAACTTGGGCACTATTGTAGTTGTGTAGTCATGGTGCAGTGAACCATTTATGTAAATCAGACAATGCCCTTCGCGGTACACACAGGCAATATGATACCACTGTCCTAATGTAAGGTCAGGAGTTTTATAGCTATCGCTCGAACTGGTAGATGTATTGGATATAGTAAAAGCTAACTTATTGCTGGATGCACCACTCCTGAGCAGCCCCATGATATAAGCTGTCCAAGGAGAAGTTCCCAAGCCTATTTGAACATAGGTATCCCAGTTAGTGTTAAACGAGTTAATTTTTAGCCACAGGCAGAACGAGCCCTCTCCTGAGATATTCGTACTAGCTACTTCTTTATTTACAGATAGATAAGCGTTCTTATTAAACCTGTAGCAGCTCCCGATCTTGCCCATCGCGTCTACTGTAGCGCCTGAATTCGTAATGGTAGCGTCAGCCAGTCCATTATTATTCAAGTTTCCAGTCAAAGGCAGCCATAGTTGAAGGGACATAGCTAAGCTC